CTAATGCTTCTTTAGGTAACATAGGTAGACCTTTAGGGCATAGCATATCTTTTACTAGTATATCTACTCTAACATCACCTAGCTTACTATCAACAGCTATGATCTTAGAAGATATTTTAGCTTCATTAGGAGACACACCTAGCTCTATTAGAGTATTCATAAGCTCTTCATCAGTTCTTAATAGATTAGTCATATCGTATAGATACTCTATTATTTCATCTTTATGGTTCATATCTATTAGTCCTTTCTATGCTAGAAATCTATATGGCATATACCATCTTTAATATTAGCATACTCTGGTACATGAAGTATATCTGTTATACTCTCTTTATACCTATAGGAAGCTATTTCTCCTAATGTAAATATATTAATATCAAAATCCTTAATAGCAAACACTATTAAGTTATTTTCTATATACGGTAACATAGGAGCTATATAGCTATCCCAATAGTCATCTAGTAGTTTAAGTACTAAACTTCTGCTAGTATTATCTAGTATATCTAAATATTTCTCTTCTAGATATTCTTCTATAGAGCTACCTTTATCAACCTGATAGAAACACCAACCGTTCTTAATAAGATTAGATCTCTTATAGAGTCTTATATAGTAACCATTAGACTCTTCAGCTACTCTACTCCTAATATACTCCATAAGCATAAAGCAACTACATATGATAGGAGATAGATTACCTTCCATCCTATCGAACTCTTGTCTAGAAGCTCTTGCTGCTCTAAGTATAGACTCTATTTTAGTTAATCTAACATCTATAGGTATATCACCTACAAACTTAATATGTTTCTTAGCTATACGAAATCTATTAACCTCATCTAGGGCTAAAGGATTACTAAACCTCTTGTTCATATTTCACTCCTACTAACAGTTATAATATAATCTTTATAATACATATTTAAACTAACTTTAGTATCTATATTAAGATTAACTCTTTTAGACTTACAACCTAATAAGAATTGACTTAATGTAAGATGTACTATATCGTTACTATAGATCAATACAGTAGCTATCCTATCTATATCAGCTTGTGATATGTTATAGTCAGCTTTATCATATTTAGACTCTATATTAAATCCAAAGTTTACTAGTATCTCTTGTACGATTATATATAGTGTTACTAGAGTAATTTCTACATAACCTGATTTAGTAATTCTATTCTTTCTATTAAGAACAGTTACTACTTCATCTGGTATGAATAAACCATACCTATCCTTTGTTTCATTAGTTAACATATACTTATTAACCTTTCTATAAGCAATATTCAACTTATTTCTAACTCTAAAATAATATAAACCTAGAGAGATACCACTGTGGTATCTCTCTAGTTATTATTATAGGAACATTCCTGTTTCATCATCTTCAGCAGCATGAGTTGGAGCTTCTATCATAGTTGCTTTAAGTTCATCTTGTAGTTTAGCAGATGCGCTATTAAGCTCTGATAGTTTGCTTATCTCTTCTTTAAGTAAACCAGAAGATGCTACTATATGTAATGGAAATGATTTCTCTCCAAATAGAGCTAAAGCATTTTCAGATACTACAGTACCTATCTTATGGTGCAACACGTTAAGACCAAACTCAACATCTTTACCAGGTGCTGTTAATGTTCTAGCTACTGTAGGTATACAATAGTTAGGTAACTTGATCTCTCCATTACCAGTATGTACAGATAAGCTATATAAACCAGCTGGTGTTTTAATGCCTTTATAATCTTGCTGGTTAATAAAGTTAGCCATATCTGTAGAGTCTAAAGACTCATTATCTCCAGATAGGAATAAAGACATAATGCCCATTACATTCTTAAACCTATCATTAGCTATAGACTCACCTTTAGTTTGTGAAGCATCCATTTCAGCATTATTAACATAGTATGTAATAAGACATTTACCTTTATCAGTAGCTTTCTTATTAAGTGTTGCTAATACAGCTTGAGTATTTCTTAATTTAAGAGCATCTCCTGAATCGCCTATAACTAGAGCAAATGTAGGAATGTTTTTATCCATTAGAGAATCTAGTATAGCTATAGCTAAGTTACTACCAGAACCGCCACTAGCACTAAATACTACACATACGAATGTATTAGTCTCTTTCTTAGTAAGTTTAATCTTATCTAGAAATACAGGAGCGTTAGCCATAGCTTCTTTTAAAGAACTAAAACGATCGCCTCCTGAGCCATTGATTATATTCTTATCATTACTAGCTAGTTTCTCTACTTTATAGAAATCTCCTATAGGATCTATCATATCATAGTTATTTTTACTAGTATCTATAAAATGGTATTCAATAGTACTAAATCCATCTCCCATACCTTCAAGACCTTTAATAGCCTTACCAACTACAGAGGTACCGCCACCTCCAGCGCCTATAACAACTAGTTTGTTACTCATTTCTTTATCCTTTTTTAAATGTTTTTATGTATTCTAAATTAACTATATAACGAGTATAGGTATGGCACTATATTAAGGCCATACCTATACTCTGCTTATAGCAACATCATTATTTTACTTAATAGTAGTTATCATCACTGTCATCAGGCAGATTACGTATTTCAGCCGTTATATTTTCTAGTGCGTCTACTAATGTGTTTCTAGTATCTGGAGAACAATAGCCTAGGATGCGTCCTATAGATACTCTAGCTTCTTCTAATTCATCTCTAGCCGTTTTGGGTTCTTCTACTTCTTCATCTTCCTCATCTGGCTCATAATCCTCCCATGGTTTTGGAAAGTTTGGATCATCTTCGCAGCAGCAGCAATCATCGTAGTAGTCCTCATCAGGCTCCTCATAGTCATTACGTTCTACTTCATCGTAGTCATAATCGTCGTCATCATAATATTGCATTTTATCATCCTTATAAAAAATAGTTACATCAGTGTGATTTTAAACATATCATTACACTTACACCTCCTTATTTAGATAAGCTAACATAGAAAAGCTATATAGCTCTTCTATATAAATAATATCTAATTAACTTTATATCACTTTGATATAAAATAGCTAGATATATTTACCTAAATAAGGATAGTAATAAGAGATAGGTTTATAATCACCTTTATCATTAGAGTACTATTTACTTAAATGCTTAAGTACATAGTTTAGCGTATCCGTTTCCGCACTGTAAGTAAGTTTACCATCTGGTGTGATATAGAAGCTTTTAGAAGCTAATAGATTGTCTATTTCGCGCACTGATTCCTTGGTTACTACAGTGTTAAAGGATATAGTATCGCCGTCAACTAGAAACGGGTAAGCAAACACAGAACGTGTTGTTACCCCTTATGCTTTCGCATAAGTATAGACTATATCTTCTAGACTAATGTCTAGGTTAGGCATTTCGATTTAAGAGGTTTTCACTCACCTTCTATAAGGCCCTACTCCTGGTGCCGATATTTTAGGGCGTCGGCTAAAGGATAGTCGTTGAACACACTTCATATCTATAATCTATAGACTTAGAAGCTTCGCTGCGCCGGTTGCCTACATATCTAATAGCGTTTTTACTATGCTTACTGGATACATTACTCCGTAAGTATACTAGTCTATTTCTAGCTAGTAGTAGTATCTATTAGCTTTAAGGGTTTCCCGCAATTAACCTAACTGCATGTGCTAAGCACAAGACCTATTTTTCGACAAGTCTGCGCCCAAACGACCCAAATGAGTCAATCCTGCTGAAGTACCTTGTAAATACTTCTCTCCTAGTACAGGATATTCAGGTAGCTCTAATGTTTCATTATCTAAGTAAACTTTAACAGATCTTCCGTTAGCTGTTGTTTTTAAATAAACGCCGGAAGGGTAGATCGATCCTAAGTTAATAACTGGATACCTAGTTACTGTAGCTTTAACATCTTTAGATACTTTAGCTACTGATATATAGATCAATTCTCCATATGTTATTGGTCTTAGTTTATTTACATTTACTCCATTAGGTATATTGTTAGTATCTTTAACAACATATATCTCTTTACCTCTATCTTCTACTAATGCAATATAATCTTCTCCTAGCTTAGCATAATCATTCTTAATAACATCCTGCTTTAACTTATTAAGTATACTATTAAGTCCTACTGTAGTAGTCCAATAGTCTTTATCTTTAGTATTAGCAGTTTTAAAAGTAGTTTTCATAGTCTTACTATCTATTACTTTTACATTGTTATTAAGAGGATTAGCTACACCTACTACAAAGTATTTAGTAATCTCGTGTATGGCTAATGGTAGTATAGATTTAGCAAACTGATATAGACCTACTGTAGTATCGTTAAAAGATATTTTATTAGGATCTTTTAGATCTTTTACAGTAGTAGGTAAAGATGTTAGTACGTTTCTAGTACCATCCATTATACCTCTAGATGCCCATTTAGATTGTATAAAACCTTTCTTACCATCTAGTAGATTCTTAATATAGTAGAATATGTCCATAGCTATAAGTTGTACTCTATATCTATATGGATCAAATTGACTATAGTTAGATTCTTTTATAGAGTTATTACGTATAGTATTTACAGAACCTATCATCTTAGCATATAGAGTATTGATTTCATCTTGCGTAGGTCTACCTTTAGCATCTAGCTCTATATCTCTCATACCAGCTGGTATAACATAGAAATACCTTATAAGATTCTCTTTCTGTAGAGCTTTCTTAATAAGAGCTATAGCAAAGTCTCTAGACTTAGCTCCAGTAGATCTAAACTCTACTTGATCTAAATAAGACATAAGAAATTCAAATCCTGTAGAACCTTTAGGATCTTCTAGAAATACTTTAGCTTCTTTATTAAAGCTAGCTTTAACTTTACCAGAAGCTATCTTATCGTATATAGGGTCTAGATCTAATAGTTGTTTAAAAGCAAACGGATGTATTATAGGTATCTTAAGATCTATATAACCTGCTTTAGTCATTCTCTCTTGTGTACCTACTATACCAAATATAGATTCTGAAAATAATCCATTTTTATCAAACACTCTAGAGTTAGATTCATAAACAGCTAGAGAAGTAACTTCACCTAGGAACTTAAGATGCTCTGGTTTTATAGTAAGTAGATCGACATTAAATAATTTATCTAATGGTGTAGCCACATTAACACCTCCTATTATTATTAGTATAAAAAATCAGGAAAATCCAGCCTGTAAAGGCTTTGCTTGCCTGATCTTTAAGCCTATAGTAGGCTTATTTAAGATCTATTAAGTTTAAAAATAAGGAGAGTCATATGGCAAAAGATGACGATTTAGAAGGATTCGAAGATTTTGACTTCGACGATCTAGATATAGATTTTGATTCTGACTCTGGTAGTCTTGATAACGGTAAGAAACGTAAGAAAGGCGATAGACATCCTATAGAGGATACTATTAAAGATACTTACAATGCTGCTGTAGATAATATAAAATCTAAGAAGCTACGTGATCACGCTTCTGGTATAATAAGTAAATCTTTATCTACAGATGCTAAAGCTTCTGCTTATGAACTTAAGAGCGAATTAGATAAAATAACAGAAGAAACTAAGAAACAGTTAGAGCCTGTTAAAAAATCACTATCTTCTATAAGCTCTGGCGTATCTAAAATGATGCCAGAAGGTAAGATAAAGAATATACTTAAAGACTTTAGCGATAAACTAAAAGGTGATACACAATCTTTCTATACAGAGCAGAAAGAAACACTACAAGATTTCCAAAGTTCTATACAAGATGCTATGTCTGGTGTAGAATCCCAAATAGCTAACCTTAGTTTAGCAGCTGGTAGTTCTAAACAGAATCTTGCTAATGAACTATTAAAGAAACAATATATAGCATTAGTAACAGCTAAAGAACAAGATAAGATATTCTATAATAAATCTTTAGAGTTACAATGGCGTACTGCTACTGGAGTAGAAGAGACACTTAAGTTCCAACGTGAACAGTTCCAAACTTTTACTAAACAGTTTGAAGCTATAATACAGAACACTTCTCTACCAGAAGCTGTTAAGATGCGTAATACAGAACTAGCAGGTACTGTATTAAAACAAAAAGCTTTTAACAGTATGTCAGAGACTCTATATAAACGTATATCTCCATTAGAGACATTCTCTAATGCTATCAATAAGAAGATGCGTAACTATATAGAGAATGCTAAAGATGTATCTGGTTCTTTAGAAGACTTAGTAGGTCTATCTGATACTATGTCAGATCTAGATTCATTAGGTATGTCTAAAGCTGGAGCAGCTGGTGCTTTAGGTTCTGATCTATTATTAGATTGGTTCTACGGTAAAGCCGGTAAGATGTTACCTAAGTCTATACGTAATAAAGTAGAAGGTAATCTTAATGCAGCTGCTGCTAACCCATTAGACTATCTTAGATCTTTAAGATCTAATAATGCTAAAGGTTTATTCGGTAAGCTATTTAATAAAGGTATGGGATTTCTAGAAGATGATCTAGATACTAGAAATAAATTCTCTAATATTAAGATTAATAAAGCAGAGTTAGATAGTCAAGCTCTATTCGATGGTAGAACGCATAATACTATTAATACTGTTATACCTATGTTACTATCTAAGATACATAATGAAGTATATGGATTAAGAACTGGTAAATCTGTATCTGAAGATACTGAATTAACATTTGATGTTAAAACTCAATCTTTTATTACTAATAAGGATATGAGAAAACAGCTTAGAGCTAATATAGCTACTGATATGATAGCTGTCGCTAGAAGAGCTGCTGTAGGTATGAAAAAAGAAGTAGTAGAGAGATGTAAAAATATAGAGACTGCTAATAAAGATAAGATATTCTCTAACTTAGATAAAGCTTTTATATCTTATATTACAGAATATGGTTCTATATCTCCAGAAGCTATGACAACTACTAAGTTCTTACAGTTTATACCAGATCAATATCAGCTAGAAGCAGCAGAGCTATTCAACGCCTTTCTATTCTCTCTAAGGAATGGAGGTAATAGTAAAGGTACTTATGAAATGTTCTCTAGATCTGGAGAGATGCTTAAACTATCTCCTATGCTACTAGATAAATATGCTACAGGTATGAATGCTAATATGATAGCTAAAGAAGGACTAGTAGACTATAATAGTCTTACTGGTCGAGCTACCTTAAATGTTAGTGGTATACAATCTAGATTACATAGAGCAGCTAGAACTAAGAGATATAATCTTAACTCACAACTTAGAGAAGATTACGAAGTATATGATATTAACCTAAGAGAAGATCTTAATACTGATATAGAGAATCTTAAACAGTACTATGGTAGAGCTAGAGATGCTTTTAAGAACGGTACTGATATGTCACATGCTTATAGTTCTAGGTATGGTGTAGCTATTAAATACGGAGATACTCCAGAAGAAGAAGCTGCTGCTAGAGAATATGAAACATTACGTAATCAGTTCATTAAGGATTTTGAAGAGAACTACGAGAATATAGAACTTAAGAAAAAAGATCCAGTAGAATATGAACGTAAGTTACAAAGAGAGCTTAAGAAGTGGAATAAATCTAGAGAACCTAAATCTCTGTTATCTAAAGTAAGTTCTAGCTTACGTAAGTATGTAGACGAACATAAAGATAATCCTGTTATACTAAATCTATTTAAAGCTAAAGCTAAAGTAGAAGAAGTTGAGAAACAGTATGGGCCTAAAGCTCTAGATGTATTAGATAAAGCTAAAACTAAAGCTAATGTTAATATAGAGAAAGCTAAGAACTATATTAACTCTGAAGATGGTATAAAGAAAGATTATAACGAAGCTAAGAGTAGGACTATAGCATTCTTAGATTCAAAAGGTATACCTACTAATATAACTATGGATCAAGCTACATCTTATCTTAAAGATAAGTATAATACAGCATATACTGCTACTGTTAATGCTTATAATAAAGCACCAGATACCTTAGCAGAGTTCCAAAAGAAGTTTAGAACTGAGTATATAGATAAATTAGCTAAGATATTACCTCCAGAAGAGCTAGAGAAAGCTAAAACTTATATTAATAGTACAGACCCTAGGGAAGTTATGCAGAAAGTAGTAGATTCTGCTAATGCTGGTTATGGTTCTGCTAAAGAGATAACTACATTAGGTATACGAGCTGTAAATGGTGACCCAAATGCTATACAAGAGCTTAAAGATAAAGTAGAGAATACTAGTACTAGTGCTAAGAAAGCTATGGACGAGCTACAAGATCAACTAGTTACTATAGTAGATAATAACACTAAAGAATCTAAGAAGAAAGCTAAACAGATAGTAGATAAACTTAAAGGTTCTGATAAAAAACAACCTAGTGATTATGAAAACTATATTAACGCTATTAAGAAGAAGAAAGCTTCTGATAGAACTCCACAAGAGCAACAAGATCTATTAGACTATAGAGTAGATAAAACTTATAATATGTTAGGATCTGCATTAGGAGCTCTTAAGAATCCTATGGGATGGATGGCTAAACAAGCTGGTAACTTAGCTATGTGGGGTGTTAAATCTGCTATTAGATTTCCTCTATCTGGATTTGCTAAAGGCAGTAGAGCGTTTGAACGTAAACTATATGCTAGAGCATTGAAAGATGGTATACCATGGTTATTAAAATCACCTTTTACTCTTGGTAAAGGTGTTTTAAATACTGGTACTAAATTAGCTAAAGGTGGTGTTAGTTTACTAGGTGGACTATTAGATAACCCAGTAGCTAACTTTATGCGTGGTATGGATAAAAAGTTATGGGGTGGTAGTAGAGATGATCATCTCTATGGAGAGGATGATCCAGATAGTCCTGCTAATAAGAACAGCTGGTGGAATAGGCTTAAGTCTACTGGTAAAGCTGTTAAAGATAAAGTAATGCCTAAGAAAGATGATAAGAAAGATAATAGTTTCTTTAGTAAGCTTAAAGGTTGGTTAGGACCTATATTAGGTATAGCTACTACAGCTATAGGGGCTATAAGTTCTGGTGTTACTAAAGTAGCTGGGTTACTTACTAGCGGATTCTCTACACTAACTGGATTAGGTATGCGTATAGTATCTGCGTTAACAACAGTACTAGGTCCAATAGGTAAACTATTAGGTAAGTCCGCTGTTAAACTAGGCGGTGCTGCTGCAACTGGTGCTGCTAAAGTAGCTGCTGCTGCTGTTAAGACTAAAGCAGGACAAGCTGTTGTAGAAGGTGCTGCCGCTGCTTCTAGTAAGATAGCTAAAACTAGTTTAGCTAAGAAGATAATATCTATACTAGAAGGATTTAAAGGTACTATATTAAAACGTTTAGGTAGTAAAGCTGGTGCTAAATTAGTAGCTTCTCTATTAGGTAAAATAGCTTCTAGAGCTGTACCTATATTAGGCTGGGGCTTATTACTATACGATGCTGCTAAAGCTATTAAGTATATGACCATAGACGGTTTATCTATAGGATCTGCTGTATCTAAAGCAGTATTAGGATTTGACCTATTTGACGATAATGATCCTGCTGTAGATGAAAATGGAGAACCTATTAAACCAGATGAACCTGATGTAGCTAAATCTAAAGCTCTACAAGCTCAAGCTGAGGAAGACTCTAAGAAGAAAGAAACTGGTCTATATGTAGTAGATAATAAAGCTGTTACTAAAGAAGAGTTTGAGAAAGCTCAAGCTGAGAATAAGAAACGTAAAGCTAATGGAGAAGATGAACATAAACTATATTCTAAAGTAGTTATTACAGAAGATAAAACTGTATCACAATCTAGAATAAAATATAAAGATTTTCTACATGCTTTAAATAGCTTACCTATGGCAGATAGACAACTTAAACTTAATGCAGATCTAGATGGTATTAAACAAAACTTTGGTACTCTATTAGAAGGACATCTATATGATCTTGGAGAACCATTAGGTAATGTATACTGGGATGTACTAGGTTCAGAATCTTCTATAGTTATTAAGAACCTAAATGATGGTACTTATAGAGATCTAGAGATCTCTAGCTACTACGATGCTCTTAAAGCTATGGGTAATGATAATGTTAATAAGTTACTAGATGCTGTAACTGGTAGTAGCTCTTGGAGTAGTAATCAACAAGCAGTATACTTAGAGTGGCTTAAGAAGAAGATTAACTCTATTATGGATGCTATACTAGAGAAAGCAGAGAAACTTAAAGGTTCTGGTATAATGGGTATACTTAAAGGTTTATTAGACTCTATATTCGGAGGTAAATCTGATATACCTAAACAGAATACTAATGTACCTAGAGTAAATACTGGTAATAACTTTGATAGTAGATCTAATACCTATATGGATAATAAAGCTACTATAGGATCTGGTAATCTTAACTTTAGTTCTAATGGAGTATCTATATACGATAAGCAAGGTTCTAGTAAGAATAGAAAAGAAGGATTCGATAAGAAGAATCTATTAGATATAACTAGAAGAGCTATGGAGAGAGCTGGTTGGGGTCCTACAGAGCAAGCTTTATTTCTAGCGCAGATTACACATGAAACTGGTAACTTCCGCTATATGGAAGAGATAGCTAGCGGTAAAGCATATGAGGGTAGAAGAGACCTTGGCAATACTCAACCAGGTGACGGTATGCGTTATAAAGGTAGGGGACTTTTACAAGTTACTGGTAGAGCTAACTATGAAAAAATAGGTAAAATGCTAGGTTTAGACTTAGTTAATAATCCTGAACTCGTAGCTAATGATCCTAAAGTAGCTGTAGATGCTTCTATGGCATGGTGGGAGCTTAAGAAGAAAGCTGTACCAGATTTTAGAAAATCTATAGAAGACGGTAATATAACTACTAATACTTATTTTGTTAATGGTGGTTATAGAGGACTAGGCGAGCGTACTGCGTACTATGAACAGTATAAAGAGTTCTTAGCTAAGAATGGTACTGGTGCTAATCCAGCTGACACTCCTAACTCTGATCAAGCTCTTAACCAAGGCTATCAAACTAGTTCAGGTTCATTCAGTGGCGATGCTTCTACTGTAGTACCATCTGGAGATCCTAAAGTAGATGCTATGGTATCTGCTATTAACTCTACAGCTACTCCACAGTCTAGAGGTAAATGTGCTACTGCAGTTAGAGAAGCTTTAGATGCTGGTGGGTTTAAAACAGCTGATGGTCAAACTGTTACACAAGCTTTTAGAGATAAAGGTTTAGCTGGTTCAGCTTACATGTACGATAGTAATGGTATACTCAACTCTGTAGGATTTTCTAAGATAGATCCTAACACAACACCAGCTACAGGTGATATAGAAGTATTCCCTGGTTCTAGTGCATCTCCACATGGACATATACAAGTCTATAATGGTAATAACTGGGTATCTGATTTTAATCAGAATGGTGGCTCTATGAACAGACCATATGGTGCTCCTGGTTCTAAATATGCTGGTATAACACCTAGTATGTTTAGATACTCTGGTAGCTCTCCAGTTCCAGATGATGCTATGGCTTCTAAACCAGATGGAGCTACTGTAAACTCTACAGATAGCAGTACTACACAAACTGCTGATGCAGGTAGTAATATACTAGCTAAATCTATAGATGCTGGTAATGCAACACAGAACCAACAGCTTGATGTTCAGAAACAGATGCTAGATGCACTTACTGCTCTTAATAAGACTATAAGTGCTACACCATCTGATAGAATACAAGATACTCGTAATGCTGTTAATAACAATACTAACTACACTGGCAGTAAGAACGATAGACAGGTAGCTAGTAGAACTGACTATCTTTATGACCAGATGAATGGTAGTAAACTAGCTAGTAAATCAGTCTTAACTGGTAAAGAAGAATTTCTTAAAGCTAGCAAAGCTGTATAAATAAAAAAAAAATAGATGCTACTAGAGCACCGTGAGGCGCTCTAGTAGTTATCTTATTTCTTATTATTCTCTTTATAGTATTTCTCTCTAGAAGCTTTATCTTCTTCTTTCAGTCTAGCTTTATCGAATACACCTAAATGCTTAACTGCTTTATAAGATTTAATAAGTTCTGTTATATTCTCTTCGTTAAACCTATCTTCTTTAAGTAGCTTCTCTATGTTTCTTACTATATCTAGATAAGTACCTAGTTTAGTTATATTCATAAGTACTGGAGTACTAAACTCTGGTACATATTTATTCCTTACTACATACTTAGCTATGGTCAATGGTAGTTTATTCTCTTTTAACCATTTCTGTAGCTTACTATCTTCTGCTACTCTAGTACATATTACATATGCTACTATAGCCCAATAGTTAGGTAGTTTAATAGTAGGTAATTTTCTTATTATACCAAGATCTTTATTACTAAACTGCCCTTTAGTTACTAACCTACTAGGATAATATTTAGTACTTACGAACTGTATAAACCTACCTATGCTTCTTACATCTCCTATTACTGTTCTAAATAGATAGTTATAGTTAACACTTAAGCTTCTACCTAATTGTGACTTACTTTCGGCTACTAGTGATATATAGTCTTTACCTTCTTCTAGTCCTTCTATATTTGGAAACTCTACTCTATTCATTATCCACTCCTTCTACTATACCGCTCTCTGGTAGACTATCTATATACTCTTTTCTAGTCTTAGCTATCTCAGCTTCAGATTGAGCTTCAGTCTCTTTTACTAACTTAGGCGCTAATAGATTCACTATACGCATACTAAGTACTCTTAACATCATACCTTGTACGAATAACGCACCATATGTTTCTAATATAGAGTTCTTATACTCTGGCATAAGATTTACATAAGTCTTATGTAGATCTTCGTCAAATCTAAGTGGAGTATAGATTTCAGCTACAAAACTAGACATACTAAATAGGTTTATACCTTGTTGTACAAAACTAGTATTCAGTATCTGTAGTATCTCTATTCTAGTCTCTTGTTGTGCTGGGTTAGCAAATATCATACGTTTATATCTATCTAGACCTTTAAACGTAAAATAACCAAATGTGTTTATAGTATCTAAATCACTTAGAAAGTCTGTTAAAGCTTTTACATTACCGTAGCTATTTACTAGCATCTCTGCAGCTTTATCTAATATCTCTTCTGTTATGACTACGGTTTCTTCACTACTCATTGTCTTCTCTTTTCTTGCTATTCTTAGCTTTAGCATCCCTAATAAGTTCTCTTAGTTCATCTTCAGATAGATTACTAAGATCTGTTAGTGGCCCAGCTGTATTTACTACATGTTGTGTAACTTCTATCCATTCAGAGTTACGTTTAGTACGCACAGCAACAGTAAATCTAAAATCTGTTATCTCTAATAGATGTGATATAGTCTTAACGAATACGTTAAATGTCATGCTACTATCTGTAGCTTGATCATATAGTCTCACATCTAGTTTCTTATCCAGTACTGTATCTAACTCAGTTCTATAGAGCCTATCTTTAAGCTCAGCTCTCTTACACAGTACTTTAAGTTTATTAGTAAGTCCCATCTTACCTACTAACGCTCTAAACATAGCTGCTAATGTGCCATTAGCTGTATGTTCAACTTCTTTACTATATACTTCGTTAGAAGTATGCTTAGCTCCCTGAGTAACTTCATTACCCATTTTAAACTCCAATCTTTCTATATACGTCTATATAGAAAAGTTTTATTTTATAGAAGAATAAACTTGATCTACTATTCTTCTTATATAAATAATATGTAACTGAATTGTTCTCAGATTGACACTGAGTTTAACATCTTGTTTCATACCACTATATATATTAAAATAGTTATCAAACTTCTTAAATACTTCTAATAGTCTTTTTATATCTCTAATAGGATCTACTGGTATTCTACCATCAGTACTAAGAAATTCTAAATAGCTAATATGGTTTATCTTATCTCCAGATACTAATACAGTCTCTATATAGCTATTTAGTATATCTTGTTTCATTATCTCTTCTAGTACTTCTATATACCTATCTATATTATTAAATATAAAATCAGATTCTAACCTATATAGTAACTTTAGATCTATATCAGAGTTTATTATCTTATCTATCTTATCGCCATATGTTAATGGCTTAGATTTCTTAAATAACCAATCTAGCATACGGCTACCTTTCTTACTTAAAATACTTACTATAGAACTCTTTTAAAAAAATATATTAAGCTACACCCTACCATTCTAAGTAATATTAGAATGGTAGAGTGTACATATAGTGTGGGTTTATTATTAATTCTTTATAAGTAACATAAGCCATAGATAAACTATCTATAGCATGCTCTGATAGTAAACTTAGATCTATTAGATTAGCTATCTCTGGTATCTTATAGAGGTTCTCTCTCATAGAGTCTTTATCTGCTTTACCAGTAGCTCCTACAGCAGCTTTTATATACTTAGGAGCATATTTAAATATTCTGCACCAAGGATTAGAGATTCTACTAGATAGCTCTATAGTAGCTACATATTGAGATAATTGTATAACAGATTTAGGAAATCTACTATTCATAAACGCAGCTTCTAATCCTATAGCTAATGGGTTATAATAGCAGTGTAAACCATTTATAACCTCTCTAAGTTTAACTAGCCTAGATAACATAACATTATAAGTACCATCATCTACATATCTATCTAATACTATAGTTTGGCTCTCTATAGCTACTATATTATTAGTTACTGTATCTATATGTAGTATACCTATACCTAGATTGTTTCCTGGATCTATACCTACTATAGTATAAACATTATCATTACACTCCATAGCTATTATCCTATTTATAAGGATCTATATTGTAAAATGGCTCTGCACCACCTATCTCTATAGCTCTTTGGAATTTCTCTTTACTATTTAAGTCTAACATAACATCAAGATCTAAATCTACAAAATAAGTAACTTGCATATCTACTGCTTCAGTACCATAAGAAGTACTTACATCATAGCCATGGCATATACCTAACTCTGTTATCTTAACTACATTCTCTAAGTCTAGTAATTTTAATACATTCTTAAGTTCTTTTTGTTCATCTTCTAATAGATTAAACTCCATCTTAAATCTATTTATAACAGAGTTAGTCTCTATAGCTAATTTAGGATCAGATGGTTTATGTACTGGAGTAGGATTTAAGTATCTATCAGAATCAAACTGCATTATACTTAATACATCATTTTTATCTATCTTATTAACTAAGTAGTTATAGTTTCTATAGTCTATAAGATCACATACTCTTGCATAATATGCATAGTAGTCAGTACCTTTGATATTGATAGTCTTACGTAGTCTATACTTCTGTCTAGTATACATATCAAGATCATTACTAACTTCTCTTATTATAAAAGGTATATGGTTAAATAGTGCTGCATCTAGTACAGAGTGCGGGCTATACTTATAAGCATTTACATTATCTATTATAATATTACCACCTACACCTAGTACAAAATACTTAACTCTAGGAAATACAGGTTGTTCTATAGTACCAGTTGGTGTATGATCACCTGGCATAACAGAGAACTTTTCATTTAGAGTAGTATTCTTATGTACTTTATAGTACCTATTAGCTAACATAGCGTTTATTAGCGTTAAACCATATATAGTAAGTTGGCTACTTTTGATCATCTTCTTCTCCTAGTATAGCTTCCATAGTTAGCTCTGGTTGCTCTAAACTAATCTCACCTGGTACAAACTCAGGTCTACTTAGGTTTACATCATCGTCTTGTAATTGAACATCTTTGGTCTCAGTACCACGGAGAGCTTGTTGTGCTCTCTTATTAGCTTGTTCTCTTAAAATACCTGTAATAGTAGCTTTAATCTCAGCTTCATTCTTAACAGCAGTCTGTTTAAGTCTAGTATTGGCTGCTTTATCTATAGCAGTGTCTATAGAGTTAAGTACTTCATTAGCTACTCTTATATCTCCAGCCCTCTTTGGAGCACCTTCTTTAAATATTTCTCCCATGATACTAAGTCGATAATTAAGTGTTCTATCAAGTAGTTCTTGTTCTACTTCTGTATATATGCTATTATTGCTTTCCATAATTATTTAATATTCCTTTCTAATATAATATATACTTAAGATCACGCAAAGGTACTTTATTAGAGAATACAAGAAGTTATTAGATTAACATAAAATATAGATATGGAGTGTATAGAAAATGAAGATACATATGTTCTTATATACAGATGGTTCAGCTGGACCAACTGTACCAGGTTATATAGGTATGGGCTATCATGGTTACTACTACGATGATGAAGCAGAAGTAAAACGTTCTGGAGATGTGCCTAAAGATGGTTTTCCTTCTAAGGTAGGTTACTTAGGACCTGATAATATGTCTGGTTATTCTAATATAGAACACCTTAAAGTAAATCCGATAGGTTACTTAGATGGTCACTATTCAGATGGTATAGCTATAGGTTCTAGTAATGAAGCAGAGACACAAGCTATTAAGATAGCATTAGAGGAAGTTACTAAGTATATGGTAACTAATGATCTACCACTTAAACAGCTTACTATACTATCAGATAGTCAAGTAGCTCTTATTATATATACTAGAGTTATGAAACATATTAAAGAGAATCCAGATTGGTTAACATTAGATCAAGTTAAGCTTAGAGAAGAAGTTGATAAGAAGTATGGTTCTATAGCAGAGTCTACTAAACAGCATATTACAGAGCTTATACCATATGTATACTCTAAGCTTAAAGAGCTTAATAATCCACATATAGTGTTTGAGAAAGTAGCTGGTCACTCTGGTAATATTGGTAATGAAATAGCAGATATGCTAGCTGTTACAGCTAGAAAGAATTCTAAAGATGGTAACTTAGTAAATAACGTAGTATGGAATACAGAACGTTATTGGAAACCTAATATAACTAGACATCCATTCTTAAGATTTAGACAACTATTCTTTATACATAATACAGATAATAACATTAAACCAGATAGTGCTTACTTTACTATTATGGACTATGGTTCTATAGATATAGGTAAACGTTCTGGAGAACCTCTATATGGTATGGTAAGACTAAACGAAGTACCTACTGACATAGTAGATGTTATTATGTCATACCAGAAGACATTTACAGAATATCCTATGTTAGTATATACACTAGACTTAGATAAGTTCTATAAACCAGAGTATAAGAGATTCTTTAGTGGTTTAGGTAAAGACGCTCTAGTACCTGATAAAGGAGGTAACCTATCTGTTATGTCTAGAGACACTATGATATATCCTATTAAACCATCTGGCTTAGCTAAGAGAGTATATGATAAAACAACTTCTTTAATATCTATACTAGAGAGAGCTAGAGAGGAAGTTAATACACATAAGAATGGTACTAAAGGTAGATGGTATTTTGATATTACTAGTAGAATATATACAGCTAGTGGTAAAAAGAATATTTGTACATTAGCTTCTGGTACTAAGGATATACCATTAAAGGGTTTTGAATTAGACTCTAAAGAGCATGCTCTTAATAATAAACTTATATTAGGTATAGATCTACCAGATCGTAATACTCTTAAGTCTATGGAGAGTTTTGATCCTAAAGTATATGTAATGTTCCAACAAGATGGACCAGCTGCATTCAGTTACTATACATTTATATTTGCAGACTCTATAGGTAGTTATGGTATATATCATAACTTATTTAGTAGTCTAGTATTGTTTAACAGTAAGAAAGGTAAATAATGAATTTTAAAGAAGAATTAGCTAAATATAGAGAAAAGAGATCTATAACACTAGAGTCTCAACTACCAGGATTAACAAGTAACCTCTTAGAGGAGGTTACTGAACTTAGTAGAGCTACTGAGCTAGTTGATGTTATAGATGCTATGCTAGATTATAACGTATTTCTAGCTAATGCTATAGAAGGTATAGATATAGATCCTATTTTAGATCCTGAGATACTTAAAGAGATAGAAGAGAAACATAAGAAGCTATCTGTTATGACTAGTGAAGATCTAGCTCTATATAAGAAATCTTTAATATCTCTACTATTAGAAGGTATTAGAGCTTCTATAGCTATCACTATGCCTAATATAAAACAAGAGCATATAGATAGCTTTACAGAATACTTAAATGGTATTATAATCAATATTAAATCTAGTATAACATTACTTAACTATGATTATGCTAAATGTTTAGAAGAGGTTATAAAAGCTATACATACTAGAAAAGGGCATTGGGATAGCACTATTAGTAAGTTTGTAAAAGATAAAGTACAACCAGATAGATACGAACCAGATTACACTAACTGCAAACTATAAACAACTATAAAAGACAACTAGAGTATGTCTCGTACATACTCTAGTTGCTATAATTCATTTTATTTAGGAGTGTAAATGAAAAAAGATCAGTTCTCTGTGCTACACTGCTTAACTTATAATCTAATAACATTATCAGACTATTCATTATTCAGCTGGCTGATCCTCAGTAGAACTATTAGACTCTTCAGATGTAGATGTAGATTCTTCTGTAGACTCTGTAGTCTCTTCTGTAGACTCTTCTGGATTAGAGTCATCTCCCATACCCATATCATCTTCCATACCCATATCCATATCATCACCTTCAGAACCTTCTTCAGATCCCATATCAGAGCCACTATCATAACCTCCGTAGTCAGATCCAGAACCCATATCTCCGAATTTATCTTTAACTTGTTTTTGATAAGATTCAGATAGTTTCTTAACATCTTTACCACGTCTCTTAGCATACTCTATAAATGCTTCTACTACAGATTGTGACATATCAGCATTCTCATCTAGGAATGGATACATTAGATGTCCATCATCTTGTTTTACATACCATTCGAATAACTCTGGCATATAGTTATTATTCTGTAGCCATTTCTTAAGAACACCAGCTTTTATAATACCTTTAATTTTATCAGCATCACCACCAGCTCCACCTATAAAGTATGTATCTAATAGCTCTGGAGAGTATAGCGCATCTGCTGCTGAATCTAATCTAGTTTTAAATCCATCGAATGCTTGTGCTTTCTCATCATCATTACCAAACTCTGGATATGGTAATACTACTTCTAACTCTGTTCTAAATACATCGTAGATATACTCTGCCATATCAGAAGCTTTTACTTTAGATAAGCTAACTTCATTATCTTCAGCAGTCTCTGCTTTAAGATGTTTATTTATAACCTCTTTATTAGCTTTTATAGTATCTAGTACTTCTTGTTTTAATAGTGGATCATTAGTTAAGTATTTACGTACATGCTTACTAAGCATTAGCATAAACTTATCTTGTAATCTTATTATACGTTTTGCTAATAGTTTATTCTTAAGTACTACAGTAGCTGCAAAATCTTCTTTAAGACCTTGCTCTATAAGCTCTGGAGATATACCTAATGATTTTAATATCATATTCATTATGTTAGTATATGTTTCATTACCAGAGTCTATAACATCACCACCTATGCCAGTTCTAGTATCTCTAGTTACATCCATCTTAGGTAGATATGGAGATACTACTTTAAGAGTATAGCCTTGTCTTATTATCCAGTTGTGTAATGAAGTATGTTCTGTAGTACCTAAAGGAAAACCTACGTTATTAGTACGTAGTACTTCTGACATATACTTTTCAGCACTAACCATAGGGTTAGTATCATCTTCATCCAGCTCTAATGTAATATCAGTAACTGGTATCATATTTTGTATACTAGATTTAACATTAGCATATAATAACATCCCCGCCATAGATGCTAATACTAATAGATCTTCTAATAGAGATTTACCAGTACCATTCTTTCTATAATCAAAAGCATAATACTGTACTAACTCTACTGGCATATATAGTAATTTAGTACCTTTAGACTGTAATGCTCTAGCTAGCATAACTCTATAAATGTCAGCACTCTCTTTTACATCTACTAGTTCATCTAGATGTCCATTACGTAATCTAGATTTAATCATATGGTCTACTATATCGTTATATAGTTGTTCCATACCTTCTAAACCAGTTACATCTGCTAAACCACCAAATAGACCTAATCTAGCTTTATTTATAATATTAGTTTTAATATCACCACTACCTACAGGATTTTGAGTATTACCACAAGCTGCCATAAGATCATAGTCTTCTAATGCTTCTACTAGGTTAATAGGGTTACCATATTGATCTAGTACTACGAAGTAACCTACGTGTCTCTCTGGCTCTCCTACAGCATATATAGGTATTACAGATTCTACAGGTAGTTTCATTACTAATGGAGTATCTACAGACTCTCTAAAAGTTTCATCTTCTTTTAATACGAACTCCATTTCGGATGGTTTACTACCAGCATTATTTCTAAATAAGCTATTAAGATACTCTATCTTATCATTACCTAGCTCATCTTCTAGGTTCATAGTGTATTTATCTTTTTTACTATCTCCAGTAAGGTTATCTCTTATGTTCTTACCAGATCTAAGTATAGAGTAATCTGATGTAATCTCTAAGTTAAGATTAGCTTCTGAGAATGTAAATGTCTTCTTACCTATATCAGTCTTAGCATCTACAGATACTACACCATACTCTCTCTTTAAGGATTCTCCATTTACACTATAGATAGGTTTACTATTATTCTTACTAAAAGCTAACATAAGAGCTTCTGAGTTAATTCTACTACCTTCATTATCTACATATTGAAAGTTATTATTTACTCCATTATAGCCACCAGAATAGTTAATGAGTCTATCTACAGAAGCTTCTGGAATGATAGCTTCTACATAAGCACCTTTAGTAAATAGAGCTTCTTCTAGTATAGTTTGTAGTTTATCTTCTAAATGAAAGTTTCTTTCTATGTATTCTTTTATAGTATTGATTATACTAGACTTAACAGAAGTAGCTAAGTTAAGACTAGGTGCTTGATAGTTAAATCCACTAGTAACCATGCTATTTGGATCTATAATACTAGATGTCATAATCTGTATACATATCTTTAGATCTGGTAGTAGTTTAAGTATAGATTCATTATTACGTATCTTATTAGCGATAGATCTTACTACAGCCTCTTGGTTATAAGCTGTGTAAGGACGTCTGTTGGCTGATTGCCCTGTATTTAGCTTGCTTAAAGCAGCAGCTACTTGTGGGGCAGTATTTATTATGTTTGGAATATTTGGTTGTATTAATTTATCATCTGCCATAATTATATCCTTTCTACAATGAGTAAATAAAAAACAAAAAGGAGGCTTCAAGATGTATACCATAGATCGCTATATGGCTAACATCAGGCAGCTCACGAATAGCCTTGTAATTAAGGTAAACGAGCTTCCTATGGTAGTAAATATAGGTGTTGAAAATACTATTGGTTACGATCCAGGTAAGCATAAACCAACTAGAGCAAATATTAAAACTTGGAAGTATTATCTTAATATAGCTGGTAAAATGCATCCACTAGATAAACCTATTAAGATACGTGTTATAGAGACAGAGAGAGAAGAGGTACTTACTAAAGAACTATTAGATAGATACCCTATGACTAGGATAGAGCTATGTAAAATGGACAAGTTCTATACTAACTTTATGAACACCTATCCAGAGTACCAACGTTATATACACGGTTGTATGTTTCCAGTAGATATAGATAGAGCTATAGAAGCTAAAGAAGGTACTATACTAGCTTATAATAAAGATCTAGTAGAAGAGAATGAATATTACTTAATAGAAGAACTAGAGAAGTATATTAAGTCTATGTTATCTAGATACCATGTAAAACCATATTCTATAGCAGATGAACTATATATAGCTTCTCTTATGGGTTATCTATACGCTGCTATATATACTAAGATATTTAACTTAAGATTAGAAAAGATAGGTACTTTTCAAGTACATAGTTTTCATTTAGAGCATTTCTTTAGATCTAGAATGGACCTATGGGATGATGTTAATATACTTAATAAAAGATCTCTATTCTGGCTATATAAGAACTTAGACTCTATGATGCATAATGTAGGTAAAGAATCTACCTTTAAGAAAGTCTATAATAAGTTGTTCGCTATGAACTATGTAGGTATTGGAGAGTATACTCTAAATAGACCAGATCCTAAGTTCCACGATAATAAAACTGATGTTTCTAATCCATCTTATGTTAGAGACTCAGCTACATTAGTAACTAAACAACTTAATAACTATTACCTTACTAATAATGGCGCTGAAGAGTCTGTTATAAGTATGACATCTAGAGAGCTTACCGGTCTAGATGATGTAAATAAGAATATGCCTCCAGTATTCCAAAAGTATATAGAGAAAGTTACTAAAGAAGAAACTGATAAGAACATACTAGCAGTACAGAAGACTAAGATATTAGATATAGATCGTTCTAACTTACTTAAGAAAACAGGATTAGATCTATTCTCTTTAGTTATGGACTATTGGGCATATGCTTTACATAAAGATAAACTCTATAAGCTTAAAGTACAATATGATGGTAACATATATACAGATCAAGATAAAACTACTTTTGGTAATGCAGAGATTGATTATGTAGATACTGAGAATAAGATCTATACAGTAACTCCTAAGATAGGTTTACTAATGCTTATTAAGCTTATGCTATATGCTAGTAATAACCTAGATCTTAAGATAAGTAAAATAACTTATAATAGAGTATGTGATTTTGATAAAGATAACTTTCAGAAACTAATAGATACTGCTATCATAAACGATGGTGTATCTAAACCAGTACTAGAAGCTATTAAAGAGAACTTACCTACTGAACCAGAGTTATTTACTACTATAAGTATATTTAAAGATTTTATTAATAATGCTATAGATCTTAGTAAGATAGCTTGGGTAATGGCTAGTAACGTACAAAACTTCTTTACTTCAGATGCTATTAAAAGAGTATTCGGTAGTATTACTAAAACAGATAGTTTCCCACTAAGTGATGATGGTAAAGAGTATACTATAGACCAACTGCTTAAACAGAATGGCATAGTATTTCCTATTAACCAATATACAGATATAGTAGCTACTATGAAAGCTATGATAAAAACATTTACAGGTGTAGAGTTAGATCAAGAAGATGTATTACTTCAAAATATGGACAAGTATAGAAGGATCATTAAGAAACTAACTTCTTATAGCTTACAGGCTATGGGATCTGCAGGTGTTATAGACGATATTACTGTTTATTATAATAACCCTACAGTATTAGTTACTAAGAATGGTTTTGTATTAACATATGGTTTAGAGCTAGATGGTTTAGAATATGATATAGCTAGACTTAAAGCTTATGCTTGGGATAACCCATATTACCTTAATGTTAATATTATAGAGCTTAGAGCTAAGATGGTTATAAATAAACTAAAACCTATATCTGGTCATATGGTAATAAAAGATTCCGAATTAAGAAAAGATGGTTACACTTATGGTTACTCTGCAGACTTTGAAACTATACCATCATTCAGACTAGATGATTATAGATGGTATAATGATTGGCTTACTGTTAAACAAGCTGAACTAGATGCTCTAGAGAATGAAATAACAGAACTAGATGGTGGCTCTATAGATAGCTCTATAGCTCCACATAGTAATACTATTAATCTTAAATCTGCTATAGTAGAGTATAAGAAAGCTTATGGAGAACTTATAGTAAAAGATGGTCCATGGTTAGAGAATGTAACTGCATATGGATTTAATACATTACCATCATTCTGGGATGCTAACTTTAAATCTACAGACTTTCTATCTACTGTAGGTATAGATCTTACTCCAGTAGAAGAAGTAGAACATATGCTATCTACAGAAGCTACAGAGACTGAAAATAGAGTAGAAGCTACTAAAGAGGTTAAAGGTAAACTTAAACTAGTAGAAGAAGCTACTGGTGATATGCTAGAGAAACATATAAGCTTTGCTAATGAAGCTACTTATGATTTTAATAATAAGTATAAAGTAATGGATATAACAGATTTTGTATATAATACTAAATATGTTAAGATAGGACTTATGGCATTTGCTAATGGTAAAAATAATCCTAATGAACTACTTACTTATGTTAATAAAGAAGTTGCTAATAATGCACCAGAAGTAATTACTAATAAGACTGGAGCTCTTATAGGAGCTCGTGGTAGAAAACTTGATATAGATCCTATAGGTAGAGAAGATGCTATAGGTTTAGCTATGCTACCTTATGTAGTTACTACTAAGAAAGGTAATACATTCTCATCTCTTATGTACTTAGGTCTTATAGATAGTGATGGTAATATGGATGTTTATGATTGTACTAGTATACCAGAGTCTAATAAGATAACATTTGATCAGGTAGCTATGTGTCCTGTAGTTAAAACAGTACCTAATGTAGTACATGGTGAAACTATAGTACTGCCTTCTAAAGTATCTAGAGATAAAGTAATAACAGTATATGCTAACTTAAAAGATAACTTAGAGTTACCAGGTAGTATACGAGCTAATACTAGCTTAGAAGATAGTTTCTATCCTATAGAACCTAATGCCTCTGCTAAACCAAACTATAAGCACTCTGCAGGTAGTAGAGTAGAATCTAGCTTAACTGGTCTTAGTGGCGGTCAACCTACTCTAAATGAAACCGACACTATGAATAGTATATTAGGTTACTTCTTAAGACACTATGCTTCACCATCTGGTGTTAAAGCTAATGATAAACGTATATTACGCTTATCACACTGGATACGAGATAACTATAAACTTTATATATTTAACTCTAGATCGTTCTTAGAAACTAATATACCTTATCATAAACGATTTACACTACGTGATCATTTAGTTAAGATATTAGCTTATAAGGATACAGATACTGTTAGTAACCAATACAAATGGTTAATGATTAACCATAGGTACTATAAGTTACAATCTGATATTAGATTTACTAACTATGAATATCCTAGGTTAGGTAATAATAAAGAGAGTTTAGCTATACTAGCTAACTGTCCTATACTCTATATAGATATGATAGAATCTACAGATGAATCTGAAGCTAATAAGTTAGTTATAGTAGAGGTAGATAGAGACTATGATAGACCATGTGTTAACTATGGAGTATTTGATAGGAGCTATAGTTATGAAGAGTTTAAAGCAGAGCTAGGTGAACATACTGATATTGGTAATATACCTAGATATGAATTAGCACCAGAGTTTAATAAACTAATGTTAACTCCATCTGCTACTTATCAAGAACTATTAGATAAAGTAAAAGATTACTTAGGATACTGGGAGATAGGTAAATTAGAATTAGTTAATGTAGGTAATAACCTAGTTACAGGTATATCTACTACACCAGCTAAAGAAGAGATACTATCTAAATATGGTACAGACTATCCTTGGTTAAAATTCTTAAATATAGAAGAGTAAGAGAGTTTATACTCTCTTACTCTTCTTATGCTTTATAATGTATTTTTAATATGCATACCTTGTAAGTAATACTTAAGTGTTCTAGTAGAAACTACACCACCATTACTAACTAAGTTAGCTACATCTAGTATATCTTTTTGGGATACTTCACCGTTATTAGCTAACTGTCTTACATATTCAGATTGTGCTTTAAGATCTCCACCACGTATTCTAACCATCTCAGTAGCAGTATCTTTCATATCCATAGCTATAAGCATCTGTTGTTCTGGGTAGGTTAGTTTACTAGATCTAGATTTACCAGCAACTTGACCAGTTAGTACATCTGTAGTCATACTGTGTTCTGGTATACTTATCTTTTTAGATAATAGTTGTTGTGCTCTTCTTATAGGTAGTATCATAGTTAAAGCTTTTATAGGTAACATATGATCTGGATAGTCTGGATGGTTAGTTACCTTAACCCTTTGAAAAAACTCATGTCCTAACTGTTTAGCTACTCTAAAGTTATTCTCTACAGATACTCTAGTTTTACCATCATTAGGTACTACTATAGAGATATGTATCTTACCTTCTTTCATACCTACCATAAACCTATCAAACTCTTCATCTGTCATTCTATCGAATAGATCTTGATATAGTTTAGTATTCTCATTACCAGCTACTATAGCACCTACATACTTTATTATATAATCTTGTACAGCTTTACGTTTAGTATTCATATCTAGTATTACCTTTAACTCTTATTAGAAAAAATCATCGATCTTGATATACTGTGTAGATAAAAAAGGATCGGCTAGACTATATTTCAAGTCTAGCCAATTAACGTTTACAAAAAGATCATATATATTACTTTTCTTCTAGAGTAGCTTTAGCTTCCTTCTCTGCTTCTAAGAATAGTTCAAATACTTTATTAGCAGCTAAGTAAGGTACTACAACCTCTTCTATCTTCTCTATCCATTTATCATGTTTACCAGACATATCTATAGCAGCGAATACCATTTCAACATTCTCTAGCTCTAGATAGCTTCTAGCTCTTAATAGTATCTGTATAAAGAATCTATTAAGATTTACACGTTGTACTAGAGAATGTGTATTAGTACACATAGCTACTATAGGATTCCTTAGAAAGTAATCTTTAGCTTCTGTAGATACTCTAGTTTCTATTATCTTAGCAACATGTGCTACTAAGTCTATATCGTTATCTTGCCTTTTGAACCAATTTACAGGTTCTTTATGTTCTATCTCAACATCTGCAACATCGGTTACTATATTAGCAGCTGAAGTGGATATGTTATTTTCTAGCATAGCAGATCCTTAGTCTTAAAGAGTGGAGTACATAGTATAACGAACTTATCTATTAACTCCACTTTAGTTATAGTGTATTTATTTCTTTCGGTTTTCTTAAGACGCTTAGTAGCAATATTACAAGCATCTGGTATATTGTCAGTTTCCACAGTATGCGTCATAGTTTCGTACGTTAAAGTATTCTTAAACTCTACATCATACTGATTCATAAGTTACTTCTCCTTTTTCTTAGTATTAGTATTCTCACTAGTCTTAGATAACTCTTTCACTCTAGCATCATACCACCATGGTCTATATAACTCTTTTCTCATTTTTAAAAGATCTACAGTATTAAGATATGGTACTGGATGTGAATATTGGTTAAGTGTCCAATATCCTCTAGTATCTAATAGGATATTCCAATCATAACCTAGTTTCTTAATATCTTCATAGAGTTCAGCTGGAGTACACATAAGTCCACTCTCTATGACCATTCTATGGTATGTAGCTAGTTGTAATAACTCAGCTGTTATATTAACAGCTCTTCTAAGTTTAGGATCAGTATCCAATTTAGATCTTACTGTAGTTCTAGATAGTGATACTTCTGGGTATATATCTAGAGCATAGCTTCTATCAGAACCAGTTATACCGAATCCAGGTGTACCTGATTTATTCTGTCTTAAGAAATGAAATTCTGTTAATGAAGGTAGTACACCTTCAGATTGTGAAATAAGTACTTCTATATTACCACCAGATGGACCTGATTTAGATCTTAATGTAGTTAATGTAACTTTATTAAGATCTGCTTTAGTAATATCATTAGGGTCTTTAGGATACTCTGGACCTTTAGTACCTTGGTTATAGAATAGGCTACCAGTATGTGCTTGATAAGCTATATTAGTAAGAAAACTAAACTTACTACCTACTGATTTAATACTATCGCCTGTCTTAAGAAACTGTAACTTCTTAGAAGGTTCTTCCCAAGGTTGCATGCCCATATTAACCTTGTCTCCAGTATGAGCTGTTAGTGTAATATAGGTACTAGATGCAGGACATCTACCTGGTAACTGACTTAAGAATTTAGTTTTAAAGTTACCTTGTTTCATAGCGTAGGTATTAGTATCTTTAGAATCAAGATCCCCAGATAGCATCTCAGCAACTGAAGCTGCTTCAAACTCTGTAAAACTATCTATCTCTACAAATGTAGGTCTAGGTATAGACATAGGCTTATGTGTATAAGGATCTAATATACACTCTATAGTAACATAGTCTTTCTTATCTTTTTGTTTCTCTTCCATATACTCGAATAGTTTATCTCCCCATTCATTAGCAGGTAAAGAAGATTTATCCATAATGGTCCATATAGGATCATTACCTTGTATAGTACCTTCTCCTAGAGAAGGAAATTGAGCTGCAAAGTGCTCTAGTCTATCGAAGCTTATATTAACTTCAGTATCATAAGTTAATATATAAGTTTTAGTAGCTTCTGCTATCTTACTAGCAGCTGATAGAGTCATATAGTGTATAAGAGTACTCTTGAAGTTATTACCGGCACCTACTACACCAACTACTTGTCCTAATCCACCATTATAGAGTGTCTCACCTTTAGCTCCTGTTATGATAGAAGCTGTTGGTATATCCATTAGACAACCTACTGGTATATATATTTTTGGTTTAGCTCTATTATCCATAGCAAAATTAAACATTCCAGCCATAATTATTTTATTAAACTCCTTTAGCATATCAAATTTTATATTCAATGTTTATTAAGTTTTTATAAAAAGTATCCTACCTAAGATAGCTTAGATACCTGATTTTCAACATACATTAGATAAGGAACCTCTGATGAAAAATATTTATAAAACATATAAAATATCTAAAGAGTTAACCCCTGATATGAAATATGCTATAGAGCAACTAACAGCTAATCAAGAAGGTTTTGGTAGCTTTCTAGTAGACGCTTCTAACTTCTTTAAGAAGAAAATAGATGCTATCAGAGGTGTGTTTGGTCTTAATAGTAAAAATGATACTAAAGAGATCTCTAAAGAGTCTAGTAAGCTATATAAAGATTTACAAAGCTATGATAAGCTAGTAAAATCTATAGGTAGTAAACAAGATAAATATGATGCTGTATCTAGTATTATAGTACCTTGGATACCTGGTGTTAAATCTGATCTATATACATTAGTTACTGGATTAAAATCAAATGTGTCTGGTATATACGATAATGGTTTACCATACCTAGAAGAAGCTGATACGTTCTTAGCTAAACTATTAGGAGATGAAGAGTATGCTACTTCTGTAATACCTAATAAAGAACTATTAGGTAAACTAAGTAGCTATAAAGATAGCACTACTAAATATCTTACAGATGTTATAGATGGTAGAACACTTATGGATAATAGAGAGCTTAAAGATGTAATACCTAACTTTAGCTCTGTAGAGGTTATACATAATAGCTTTAAAGATATGATAGTAGCTAAAGAACTAGAGAATGTACAACAAGTCTTTAATAAAGCAGAATCATTAGCTGCTAGAGCTAAAGAACTTTATAATAGAGTGCAATCTAAAGACTTTACTATAAGCACTGTAAGAGCTAAAGAGATGGGTCCACTATTACAAGACTCAGCTGCTATAGTAACTAACATAGGTGCTATAGTAAGATTACTAGATGCTGGTGTTACTGTACATAAAGCAATACTACAAAAACTAGATAAGTTAATATAAAAAAATAAAGATAGATACAGACAGACTAGAATAAATCTAGTCTGTCTGTATTATATTATTTTAGAACGTCGAATAACGTTGGACCTTTATCCTCTATTACGTTCCTGACTAACGCGCTAATGATGCCTTCTAGTGTGCCATCGACTGCCACTCTAGAGCAAGTGTATAACGTAATACTAATACCGCCTACGACCATCTGTGTAGTTTGGAACCCAAACTTGGTTCCATACTCAACATCTCCAACCTTTATGATTAGAGTGTTGTCTTTTATGCCGTAGGTCGCTTCGAACGTATTACCATTTGCTTGGAAACGTTCGTCTAGTTCGCGTACATAATATGCAAACTCTTCATAGTTGTTCCATGCTTTTAGAACCTCATTGACTTTATCAATACGGTTTAGGTCCTCTTTGCCTAATTTAAGCGCTGTAATAACATTCTCACCTTCTACTGCTAACTCGGTTTCTCCTATTCTATTAAGATTGTAAATTTTGAAATACTTACTACCTCGATACCCGTTATCTGCTGTCATATCGTAGCTATCGAAGTATGCGCGAATAGCATCGATAGGATCGATGTTGGTATCGATTGCGTCCCAAGCTGCTTCAACAGCCGCTCTTTTCTCAGCAGCCACTCTTTCTTTTTCGACAAGGCTGTACCAGCCTTCTATTTCTTCTCTGTTACCAGTGAAAATTTCTAGTACCTCATCTTCCTCTTCGACCTCACTTAGGTCTTCAATAGGATCAATGGTAACACTATCTACTAGAACATGGTATATACGTTCACCATCTTCGCCAGCGTCATATTTTATTTTAGCGATAACATCTTGGTCCTCGCCAACTATGTTTACTAATTCAATAACCTCTAGAGCCATTTTATTAGTTAATTCGTAAGACAATGTATTGCCACCTTCTACGTTTCTTCCGTTTAAGTAAAAACTTACTTTTGTCATTGTTTATCCTTTGTATTGTTGTATTTGTATTTATGTTAAAAGCAGCTGGCTATTTAACCAGCTGCGCCTCTAGTTATGAATAGTGAAGTAAGAGTAGGAAAGCATATTCCTACTCTTACTTCTATATATATAATATATAACTGTTTTTTCGTCACTTTGATACCTTTGGTATCAAAGTTCCTTACAAGCGTCACTTTGACACCTAGTAATATCTAGGTGCCAGAGTGACTATATATTGTTATTGTTCTTAAGACTCTATATTAACTTTAGTACCAGCATCTGTAGCTTCAGTAGGTTTATCATCTCTACTAACGTTATTTAATACGCCTTCTATATATTTATTAAAATCTTTATTACCAGAATGACTAGCCATAAGTTTCTTTATCTCTGCTATTTCGTTCTCTAGCTCTTTATTAGCCTTATTTAGCTTACATATGTTATCATAGTAGCCTGCTACGCATACTATACTTAGTGCTATTACCCAGATACTCGCTATAAATATTGAACATTTGATCAATGCTGAAACTGCTCTATCAAAACTAATAGTAGAGTTTATACCATCCCAGCACACTACTATACTGATCATGGTTAAAATAGATGCTATTATAAATACCATAATAGCTATCAACTTATAGACATTCATGTTAAAGACTTGAAATTGCATCTTCTAACTCCTTATTAAAAATTTCTTTTTCTTCTTTATTTAACTCTAACTCATCTTCCATAAGCTTTACTATATTATCTTTAGTTATAGCAAAAGCTTTATTTTCTACAGTCTCTAGTATATCTATCTTCTTAATAACTTCAGTATTAGTTTTAAACTTAAATACTAAGTTAGGATATATATCTACTATAGACTTTAGATTCTTAAGTAATTCAGTATCATTTCTTAGTTCTACTCTTATATTAGAACCATTAGGTAACCTAGCTACTTTCTTCTTAAGATCTTTAAGTATATCTGTTTCAGTTTCATTACTATAGGTATATGTTAGAAATGGTAATGCTTTACTATTCTCTAAGAATTTAAAGCTATCATTACCATCTTTACCTATATGGAATAATATAGCACCCTTCTTCTCTTCTTCACCATGTGCTAACCTATCAAAACTACCTGGAGCTACTATACGTTCATATACAGATGACGTATGTATATGACCTATAGCTATATAGTGCTTTACTATATCTAAGTAATCTGATTCTTTATGTACAAAATCCATATCTTTAAGTATAGGCATCTGGTAGCTAAAACAACCATGCATAATAGCTATATCTACTTCTGCTAGTTTACTCTCTTTAAGTAGCTTACCTACTTCTAAATAAGTATCAGAAGCTTTATGTCTAAACTCGTCTGGTGCATATAGTATGTTTATATCTAAATCTACCATATGTTCTATATAGAGTGTATTTATATATTTATAGTCAGCATCTGGAGCTAGTTTACTAGCTACATCTGTAAAACTAGCTACCTGATCATTATCATGGCTAGGAGTACCATATAGTATCCTTAGTTTAATACCATTGTCTCTACACCATAGTAATGTATTAGATAACCATGTCATAATGTGTCTATACTCTATAGATCTACTAGATAATAGTCTATCGAATATATCACCTGCTATAAATAGTATATCTAGTTTTACTAGCTCTTTATGATAAGTTATAAAGAATCTTTCTAAATTGAATATAATATTATCAGTGTGGTTTCTAGGATGTCCTAAGTGTATATCTGTTAATACTAAATAGTTTATATCTTTTTTCATTCTGTAGTACTTCTATTTAAATCTACATAGAGTCTTTCATACTCTTCGTTATGAACTTTATCTCTTATGTCTATCTCATCTCGCATAGACTTATGCCACTTATCGTAATTCTCAGCTACCATATTAATAGCATCATATGCTTTATGTTCTAATAAATAGTGCATATAGAATGCGCCTGCTTTAGGTTTAGGCATAACCTGTATTATCTTAGTACCTTTATAGTTATTACTATAAATATGCTCTTGTAAGCCAGGTATCCACTCTACTAGTATTACTTCAGCATTAGATACTAATAAGTTAAGATCTATAGCTTTATAGTACTGCTGTTGATAACCACGTATAATATATTCATTATCTTCTTTATCTCTTATATAGAGTTCTGGAAAGTCTCTAGGTGTGAAAGCATCTATAGTAAGATCTTCTTTATTATAAGAAGTTCTTATAGTATTCTTAAGATCTTCTGTTATAAGCCCAGGATAGCATATATAGATTATCTTATTCCAACCTTTAAACCTTTTAGTAAACTTATTTACTCTCTCTAAGTCTTCTTTTACCAACATACGTAAAATCCTTTTAAATTAAATTTTAAATCAGTCTATAGAGCTATTCTATAATAAAACAGACTCTAAGTTGAACTGATGACTAATTATAAGGAATACAGATATGATATTAAGATTATCAGATTGGAATAAGTATCCCAAAGCCATAGTGGATACTAAAACTACTAATAAAAGTTTTATACGTGTAGCTCAGATCTATAAAGCTATGGGTGTAGAGAATCATGCTTTTCTATTAGCACTACATAACCCAGATTTACAAGGTGTAGATCCATTCGATCCTAACCTTACTACAGATCAACGGTATGCTATAGTTACTGAAGTATCTGAAAACCCATGGTATTTCTTTAGAGAGATTATAAGGATACCAACTTCTGGTACACTAGCAGGTATATCTTTTATAGCTAATAGAGCTAACATAGCTTACTTATGGTGTTGTTTTAACCACTTGACTACTATGATTATCATGCCTAGACAAACTGGTAAATCTGTTGTTGCGGATAGTTGTAATACCTATATGCTTATAGCAGGTGGTACTAACATTAAGATGGTATTATTTACTAAAGATAATGGTCTACGCGTATCGAATATAGAGAGACTTAAATCTATATTCGATCTACTACCATGGTATATAAATACTAGAGATAAATCAGATAGTAACAATACAGAGAATATTACTATAAACTCTCTTAAGAATAGATTAGATACAGTAGTTGGGCAGAATACACTAGCAGGAGCTATGAAAGTAGGTCGTGGTCTTACAGTTGCTATACTTCAGGTAGACGAGTTAGCTTTTATACCACATGTAAAAGAATCTCTAGAGACAGCTCTAGCTGCTACTGGTGCTGCTAGAGAGAACGCTAAGAACTCTGGTTCGCACTACTATAATACCTATACTACTACACCAGGTTATATTAATACCGAAGAAGGAGCCTATGCTAAGTGGATCTACGATGGTTGTGCTAGGTGGACTGAAAAGTTCTTAGATTTACCTAATCAAGATGAACTTAACGATACTATACGTAAAAATACTAGACGTGGTAACTTATCAGTACTTATAGAGTATAACCATAGACAACTAGGTAAAACAGATGAATGGTTAAAAGAAAGGATATTAGAAGCAAATGCTACTGGAGACAGAGCTGAAGCAGACTTTCTTAATAAATGGTCACAAGGTTCAGCAGCTTCTCCTATTTCTAAAGAGAACTTAATAAGACTAAGAGACTCCCTTATGTCTAAGAAGTATGTAGATATTTCTACAGAAGGCTATGTTATGAACTGGTATGTAGAAGAAGATGAAGTACTTAATGGTCTACCAGGTAGACAAGTAGTACTAGGTATGGATAGTTCTGAAATGATAGGTAATGACTATACTGCTCTATGTGGTAGAGACGTATCTACTGGAGAAGTACTATGTACTGCTATTATTAACGAAACTAACGTACTTACACTATCTAACTTTATAGCTAACTTATTAATAAAGTATCCTAATATGACATTTATACCAGAAGCTAAATCTACTGGAGTAGCTATAATAGATACTGTAGCACAAATATTTATTAGTAAAGGATATAATCCGTTTACTAGAATATTTAACTATATAGCAGATGAAAGAGATACTAATAAAGAGTATGCTAAGCTATGGGATAATATAAGTAGAGGATTTGGTCTATCTGATATTTATAATAAGTATAGAAGAGAATTTGGCTATAGGACATCTGGAGTAGGTAAAAACTCTAGAGATAACCTATATGGTACTGTATTTAATAGTTCTATTAAGTATACTGCACACTTAGTAAGAGATAACGAACTTATTACAGAGCTAGAGTCTCTTGTTATAAAGAATGGTCGTATAGACCATCCAAATGGTGGACATGACGATTTATGTTTTATCGGAGAAACTTTAGTACTAACCGATAAAGGTAATGTACCTATAAAAGATATAAAACCAGGTTGTATGGTATTAACTATGAATGGGTATAGAAAGGTACTAGTAACTTCATGTAGAGAAGCTGAAGTAATCACTAAGTACGGACTTACTGGAACACCTAACCATCCTTTCATAACGCCAAATGGTATAGTAGAATTTAAAGATATTACAGATGAAACGGAGGTTTACATATGGAAAGAGAAACTATTATCTATAAAGGCCAAAAATATCATAGGTATCCAGAATCAAAAAGAAGACAACATAGAGTCTACTTCTGGAAACACGATAAATTTAAAGAACCGCCAGTCGCACTACATAGGCAAATCTATATTGACACGTATGGCAGTATACCAGAAGGCTATCAAGTCCATCACAAAGACGGAAACACACTCAACAACGATATTGAAAACCTTGAAGCGCTTTCAACTCTCGAACATAGGCGTAAGCACCCTATGTCAGAAGAGGAAAGAAAAAGGAGAAGTGAAAGGGGAAAGATATTTAGCTCTCTTAATAAATGGCAAAAAGAGCACCCAAAAGAAGTACATGAACTTGCGGTTAAGAATGGAGAGAGAAGTAAAGACCAGTTTAAAAAATGGAGGGAAGCAAATCCTGAACTGTATAAAATCCAACTTGAAAACAGTGCTAGATACTTATCAACCAGACAAAAGCTTAAATACGCAGATAAAAATGGTTTACAACTTGCTGATAGACTCAGATTACAACTACTTTGCCAATAATGTATTAGTTCATAACTGCATAGGCTACCTCTTGCCATATTACCTGCTAACACAAGGTAAAAACCTAGAATCTTATGGTATAGATACTTCTAAAGTGCTATCGTCTGTTAAGATAGCTATAAGCGATGAAAATGGTGGTCCAGTAGAAGAATATAAACGTATTAAGCAACAACGTATTAAAGATGCATTAGAAGTATACTTAGACCGTATGAAGAAATGTGAAGATCCGTATATAAAACAACAATTAGCTACTAAAGCTAAATCCCTATATGATACTCTAGATGAAGAGTCTATAGTAGCTTTCAACTTACAAGATCTATTAAGTAAAGTTACTGATGAAGCCAGGATTAAACGTATAGGTAATGTAAAGAAATATGCATTCTAAATAATACACATAGAGTAAGAGATCTATCTCTTACTCTATGTGTTATTAAATTAATCTATAGATTTAGCAGCTATGCTAAATACTTTATTAACGAACCTATTGTAGTCGTATAGCGCTCTACCAAGAACAAAACTTAATGTCGCTAAAGCATTTGAATAACGCAACACCATAGAGTGCAAGAATCTATCTTTTACTCTTTCATCTTTATCCTCAACATCAGAGGCCATATATCGAACGAACATCTCTGCTGCAAGACCCATACCAGGTAGAATTGCATCTGCTGCTCTTGGCGCTAGTCTAGCTCCAACCTCAGCAAGAACAGCCTTATCTAAATGATGCTTAGATATTAATCTTTCGAGATTATCGTTAAACTTCTCAAAATCTGATAATATAGCTTTAACATCGTTTTCTGTTAATGTTATATTAGCTTTTGACGGATGTAGATAATCTACTTTCAATATTCTAGTTTTATTAAAAGCAGCGAATATTGAATCTTTAAGCGAAGCTTTAAAACTATCAAAATTACCACCTGGAACAGCTTCTGACATAAGTGTAAGCTGATAAGCATCTTTATAACCATAAACACCTAATGCAACTGCTGTATGTATTTCATCTTTATATTTATCTGCTATTTTACTAGATTCAGCACTAACTTCAGCTGGTATATAAGGTTTTACACCTTTAGTAACATCTACACCATCTTTAAAGCATTTTTTCATATTTACTATAAATGTATCTACGTTATCTATTAAAGCAGAACCTTTACCTTTAGAAGATATATCGTAGATAACTCCACTATCTCCACTTAGGTCTTTAGAATACCTAGCTAGCTTCTCTTTATCTATTTTACCTCTAGATAGTATCTGTTTAAAAGAACGTATATTACCATCTATATTTTTAAATAATAAAGCTGCGTTAGCCCATAGGTCTCTATACTTATCAAAGGTACCTAACCAAATATTCTCTATAATATTTTGTAACCAGCTACCTAATCCTTCTAGCTCTAACTTAACATCAGATAGTGCTTGTCTTGGATCACTAGTTACAGATTCTCTACTTATAGTAAAGCCTGATTCATAACCAGATAGTTTAATATAGTTCTTCAATGCTTCTACAGCTACAGCTACATCTTCTGGCGTTACTTCGGCTTCAGTATCTTCTAGTTTAGCTTCTATCTCTTGTATAGTACCATTAACATCTTCTTGTAATGTCTCTGCTTCTTCAAGAGCTTCAGCTTTCTCTTCACCTTCAGCAACTATATCTAATAGATCTTCTTTAAGATCTGTATATAGTTCTTGATCATTATCTATAATTTGCTCTTCATTCTCAAGATTGAGTTTACTCATAACTTTTCTTAAGCTCATTTCTCTACCTTACTAATTATAATATTCATATACTACTATACCAGCTACTATAATAACAAATAAAGTTATACAAGCTATAGGTAGTAACTTAGATTTCTTCTTAGGTTCTTCTTTAGCTTCTACTTTATTCTCTACTGTTACTTTAGTTTCTGGTTGTACTGGTTGTGCTTTCTCAGGGTCGCTTACTAGCTCTTTAATTGGTTCTTCTTCTAGTTTACCAGGTACTACTGGAACAGATTGCTCTTCTTCTATACCAAAGTGTGCTAATACAGTTTCCCAACCAGGTATATTCTTTTCAGACTTACTATGGTAAGCGACTACTCTTGGCTCTCTATAAAGCTCTTGTACATCATCTAGTACTTCAGCTTCATTCTCTACATCGTCGTTATTTACTCTATAGCATACTAAACCAGTAAAGTCTATATAGAATTCATCTTTATTAGACTTATAGTATACTTCAGTATCTACTATAGTAGAAGTAATAACTTCGCCATACTCTTTAGACTCTACTATTTTAACTTTAAAGCTTATAACTTCTTTATCTACAGTTATAGGTTTTAATATTATGTTATATAGTAATGTCTTCTCGTTATAGTCTTTAGGGTATTGCTCTTTAACGAATATAATATTAGATAGTTTATTATCTAATACTGGTTGCTCTAGTAATAAACTACCATCTTCGTTAAATCTTAACCCTACTAACTTAGATAGTGGTAATACTACATTCTCAGCTTTTATAGCTTCGTCTAGTTTAGCACCATCTTGTAGAATTTCGTATTGTGACATAATTCTCCTTATGTTTAAATGTATTTCCTAGCTAGAAAATCAAGAATTTTTATAAATAGAGCTAGCTATTACTAGATAAGTATAGAAAGGAGTAATAAGTGGAATATGAAGTAACTAAAGAGCTTAATAAACTACCTACTGATAGAGGTGCTATAGTAGGTAGAGAATGTAAGTTTGTATCTTATGTTCCTGAAGATGATCGTATAGATAGAAAAGATATGCACTATGTAAAAGAGGTAGTAACGTTTGAAGATGGTTCTTCAGTACGTAACTTAAGACCTATGCCTAACTATAAGCGTTCATTTTGGGTTACTAAAGAGTTTAATAAAAATCACAAACAGAAGAAAGAGACTGAAGATATAAGTAAACTAAATAGGTATACTTGTACTCAATCAGAGCTACCTAGAGTAGCTGCTTCTAAGTTAGGTTCTAAGTATGTAGGTTGTAAGGCTATGAGAGATATAGCTAATGATCCATATCTATATGGAACTGACATAAGAGCTGCAGATGAGATAATGTATAAGTATACTAAGAAGTACCCTAATTACAGTTCTCCTAATATAGTATGTGCATTAGATATTGAGACTAATACTCTTACAGACGAAATCATACTTATATCAGTCTGTATGGAAGATAGAATATTTACTACTATATTAGAATCATTTCTACCGCATCAGGTAGATGTAACTAAGATATTAGAAGATATGGCTCGTAAGAACTTTCCAGATAGAGAAGTAGCTAAGACTATTAAGTTAGAGTATAAGATATGTAAAACAGAGCTTGATGTAATACGAGATGCTATTAATAAAGTACATGAGTGGCAACCAGACTTCTTAGCTATATGGAACATCAGTTTCGATATACCTTATATAGTAGATAGACTTAAACAGTATAATGTAGATCCAGCTGAAGTGTTTTCAGATCCTAGACTACCTGATAACTATAAGTACTTCAAATGGAAATCTGGTACAACGCAGAAAGTAACTGCTTCTGGTAAGGTTAAACCTATGGCACCACAAGAGCAATGGCATACGGTAGAAGTACCAGCTACATTCTTTCTTATAGATGCTATGTCAGCTTATAACTTTGTAAGATCAGGTCAAGCTCTTAACCCAGGTGGTTATTCTTTAAATGCTATCATAGAGACTAACTTAGGTAGTAAGTTTAAGAAACTACATTTTGACGATCCTAACACTAAGAACTTAACTAACTTAGAGTGGCACCAGTATATGGTAGCTAATAAACCGTTTGAATATGTTATATATAACCAGTGGGACACACTAGCTATGATAACATTAGATAACGAAATACAGGATCTTAAGATTAAGATAAGAGCACTATCTGGTATAGCAGATTATAGTATATTCAATAGTGGTCCTAAGAAGATCATTACGAATATGTTTTTCTTTAATCTAGAGCATGGTCATGTTATGTCATGCAGATCTGCTATAACTAAAGACGATGATGAAGACGATGAGTCTGCAGTACAAGACCTTAGCAATTGGATCGTTATGTTAGAGATAGACCAGATCTGTCCGTCAGGTGTGAATCATGTTGGAGATTTTTACGAAAATGATCATGACCAGATGATTAAAGAATATGTTTTTGATGCAGATTAACTAACGCGCTATTGAGTCTGCCTACTAAGTGATTAGTAGTAAAATACTCTTCTAATTGCTGGAAACTCCTAAAGACTTAAGTACTCGTATAGAGTAACAATCTTAAGTATGTAACAATGGACAATCAGCAGCGAAGCCTAAAATAAGTTAGGAACGTTCAACGACTAGTAAGACCAGTATTAGAGTATACTGGCATACCTCGTAAGAGGGAAATGGAGAGATACTCTCACATGGAGAGTATAAGATATAGTCTACGCTTATCCGTAATAACATGTATACCCTTGTCGGTGAGCGCGTACCCTTCAGTCTGCAATGCAGCAAACGTGTCCCGTAATTGTACTATAAGAGAACTCTTAGATGTAGAAGGTTTAGATTTTGAAACAGAAGTCAAACTAGAGAACATCAACCTCCTTATAAATAAAACTAACTCTGTACAGTACATGTCTAAAATGTGTAATTTTCCTACGTTAGAGCAGCTAGATGGACTTATAAAATAAAAAAGGTTACTATAGAGTAGTAGTACTGTGTAAACAGTACTACTACTCTTATTTTAATGTTACTCAGTTACTTCAGCTACTATCTTATAAGGAAACATAGCATCTGATAAACTACTACTAGTTCCTACATTAGGTAACTCTATGCTATATATGTTACCTAGTTTCTTAAAGTAGTTACTTAAGTTGTTATGGTTTAGTACTAATATACCAGCTACCTTTTCATACTTATTAGCCTTAATGTAATCATTGTACTCTTCTATACTTACTACGCCTACTAATCCATCTTTAGTATCTATATAGCATAGTTCTTTACTACTATCTAAGTTAGCTATTTTCATAAGCTTACTATTACTAGTAGTTACCTTTATTATAGTATCTTGTATATCTAAGCTATTACCTATTAGTTCATATTCGCTATCTCTATTATCTACTATAGAGTTAAGTATAGGTTCTGTTATTTTAGTTATAAAATAACTATTACTACTACCTATAAACTTATATACTATATCATCTTGTATCTTATCTATAAATATTACTTGTTCAAAGTTCATATCTACTACCTCCTATATAAAAATATAAATATACTATAGCTATAGAAGTAGTCTCTATATAGAGCTACTCCTATAGCATACTATTAGTTATAACTTATTAATAGTTCACAGCCTACTACCATTAGTGCTAAACAACCTACTATAGCAAATAGTATAGCTAGTGTATCTACTGTTTTATCTAGCATCTTAACCATTTTACATTTACCTCCCTATATAGTTTATATTTAGATTTTAGTAACTCTAGTACCTAACCCTACTAGAGCTAATAAACCACCTACTACTAACCAACCTGATAACTCTAATAGAGTTATTCTCTTCTTATTCTCTTTCATTACTATATCCTTTCTATAGTTACCATATTACAGTATCTTTAAACATCATAATAGTAGCTAATCCACATATTACAAATGTAACAGTTATAGTAGTTACTATATCTTTTACTGTTAACATATCATCATCGTAGCTATTCTCGTTCATATCTCTATAGTTAGATATGATACTACGTAAACTTTTCATACTTACATCCTTACATAACATTATTTACATATATAGCTTATAGAAGCTAATAGAGCCTCTCTAAGCAACGATCTATCTTTATTAGGATAGATTATACCAACCATACTTAGATCTCTTTCCTAGAGCTCTCTAAATACATTTCTAATAAGCTTTAAATCCACTAAGGCTTAGTATATGTTGTAAGCCTTCTGATTTACTTATATTCATAAGTATCTTATCTCTAGTAGTCCTATAGCTCCATTTCTTCTCTAGAGCTATATTATACAACTCTCTCTTATACTTAGTATCTACACCTCTAACCATATGATCATCTCCCATTATAAAGTATACTATATCGTTCATAGGTAGTATACTAAGATCTAAACTACCTAATGCATGGTATTTAGTATACCATAGATGGTTATCTTTAAGTACACCTGTATGTGACTCTAATAGAGTCATATAGTTACTCTGTAATAGATCTATAGGTAAGTGTGTAGTAATAAGACTATTATAGGTTATAGTCTTATCTAACCTATAACCTTTAGTCTTAACTACTTCTGTATAGTCTATAGCTTCTAAATAAGGTTTAAATAGCTTAATAGCAGTTATAGTATTTTGTATATACTTAATGTTAATATCTTTACCTTTATTAAAGTTCTTAATAAGGTAATCATATTCTGGTACTATTAACTTAAAGTAGTTATCTTTAAGGTTAGTAGTAGCTAATAAACCTTTAAGTATATAGATCTCTTGTTTAAGTACATTAGATATAAGTTCTGCTACTAGTTTAGGTTCTGTACTAGCTATAGCAGTTCTATCTTGTAAAGAACTAATGATATTACGTATAAGAGTATAACCATTAATAAGATAATAGTTATACTTATTAAGATCTACTCTAGGTGGTATAGGTCTTTCACTATCGTATCTATCTGTAGTAGGATCAAATAGTGATTCTAATAGTAAACCAGTACCTATAGATATACCAAATGAAGTAGTAGTTCTATCTTGTAATATATTAGTAAACTCTTTTCTATTCATGGTTACTCCTTTCTATGCTCTTATTAAATATACTAAAAATAGTAAATATACTAGTACTAGATTTCATTCTAGTACTAGTATACTGTTACTTTATGAAGTAATTTAGTATTATTATTTTATTTATGGACAAATGACTGATAATAATAATAATAATAATGGGACGCTTCGCGTCCCTAACTCTTTTTATCTAGGTAATCTATTTCATATAGGTATAGCCCCAAGATCCGCTTCGCGTCTCTTCTCCTCTAGTTGGTCTTCTTCGGTCGGTATACGTCCATATCCTCACCTCGTGCCTCGTTTCGTCTATAGTCCGTATCCCCTCCCTCACTCCTACTCCTACCCCCTAGAATCTCGTCTAGGTCATAGCAGTGTGTAGTGTGTAGAATATACCTATATGAAATGAGTTACTAGCACCTATTAAGTAAGCAGACAACTAAAGTTACAATAGTAGTAAAGATATACAGAACTACTAAAGTAAGTTCACTATATATACAATAGAAATAAAATAGATATATACCTAATATACCAATAAGTATATATCTATATACTATCATAGAGTGTAACGATATATGTATAGTATATAGATATAACATTAAATAGATTAGATACGTAGTATCTATCTACCTATTAGAAAGACTAGATACCGATAGGTATCTATATACCGATTAGATAGATTAGATACCTGTAAGGTATCTATCTACCGAATAGATAAAATAACTTTATAATAAAACTATAGCTACTAGATATACCATAAGGTATATCTAGTAGTCTAATGTTATCTAGTAAAACTATAAGAACTATTTAGCTCTTTTAGCATAGTAGTTATATCATTTCTTACTATAGTTAATCTATTAGGATTAGCTATAAGAGCTTCTATATCAGCTTCTCTATAATACTTAGTACTACTTACAGTAGCATCATCTAGAAAAGTATCTTCATCTAGAATAGTAGCTTCATCTAGTGGTGGTACAGATATAGTACAAGTTATAGTCTTAATATCTGGATTATACTCTACAGTAAGTTCTATACTATTATGTAATATACTAGTATCAGATTCTTTATAGTAACCATTAAGTATAAAGTAACTAGTGTTAGGTTTATCTAATAGATAACAAACTAAACCAGATGCTATAGGATCTACATAGTTTAAATCTACAGTAGCATAACTAAGATCTTCTGTAGTCTTATAGCTTATATCAGATAGATACTCTCCTAGAGTAAATATACTTTCAGTATCTATATACTTATCTTTTATAGAGTTAAAATAAGGTATATCAGATAGTATATCTATAGTATCAAACTCTAAGCCTAAATCTTCTCTACGTTTATATAAATAAGATTGATCATATGGTAGTATATAGCCACCATCTTCATCTCCATGATACTCTGCTAGATCTAATGGATTATTAGTTAACGTAGATATGCCTACAGATGTTGGTGTAGTGCCAACTGTTAACATATGTATAAGCATACTATAGACCTTTTAGATTAGTATCTTCAGTATCTTTAGTATATTCATCTAGAGTAGCTTCAGCTTGAGCTCTAGATGCTTCATCCGCAGCTAGTAGTTCATCCCATGCAGCTGATACACGATCTGATGCATCATTAACCATATCTTCTACTGCTGTTATAGTTTTACCTATGCCATCTTTACCTACTTTATATCCTACTGCAAATATAGCAGCTGCTGCAACTGTTTTAAATATGAAATTAAACATAATATTCTCCTTATTATAATATATGTATATGTACTCTATATGGCGGTATAGAGTATATGTAAATAACTTTAAATACTAACTTATACTAATAATGTAAATAGATTAAGTTGTTTATTAAAGTAAACTGTAACTGTACCATTATCTCTATTAGGGTTCTTATTATAGAGCTTAAATATAGATAGTCCTGTAGTATTAACTATATTAGATAGTTTAGTAAACTCAAAGCTACCTATATGGATTTGAAATAAGCCTGGTGTTCTAAAGTTAACTGTCCATGCTCCTTGATAGAATACTATAGGAGTAACATAAGATAACTCGAAAGAGATACCAGTAGTCTCATAGCGCTTTATAAATATAGAGCTATTAGATACTAATGCATTAGCTATAGAAGTAGCTAAGTTATTAAGTTCTTGCTCTACTAGACTATATGTACCATGCTGGTTAAGCACTTTAACAGCATCGTGGTAATCTTCGTCTATAGCATCTATATTTAGATCTGTATTACCTACATAACGTACTATAGTAGTAAACAGTGTAGTAAGTTTAAGATAGATAGCTTCTATAAACTTAGATTGTGTTCTATTAGTAGTAGAGTGTAGTACATTAAGTACATCTAGTAGCTCTCCCATAGTAGTAACAGTACTTAGTTTAGATTTAACAGCATCTAGTACTAGATTAAAATCAGTTAGCTCTTGTTCTATCATATCAGCTGTATAGTTAAGTCCATCATAGCAGACATAACCAGTTACTGTATCTAATAGAGAGTAAGCTTGGTATTGATCTAGAGTTAATCTATTTAAGTAATAGAAAGACTCAACTTCATTGTGCCTTAAGAGTGAAGAGCTAGTGTAGTCACTAGCTTTAAAATCTCTAATAGTCATATTTTATATCTCCTTACGTTAAATGTTAATATCAACTGGTTTAGATACTACCTTATAATGGAAAGTATCAACTGTACTACGCATAATTATTATAGTTACCATAGTATCTGTATTGAATATAGTTAACCTAGTATAATCACCTTTCTCTGGTAATAGAGTATCTAGACTATTAAATAAAGAAGAGTAGCTATAACGATGTAGTTTACCTATAGCATTAGATATATAGAACTCTGTATCCATAACTTCTGGAGAATATAATAAGATACCATCTGTTTTATATTCATAACCATAAGCAGTAACACCTAGTTTATCATTATTAACTACTTTAGTATTATTAGCAACCTCAGCAGCTTGATTATAAAGCTCTTTAAGAGCATTATCTATAAGTACTCTATCTGCTATAACATCTATACATTTGTCTACAGCTGCTAGTATATCTTTATAGTCTAGTAGTATAGTATCTATATCACCTTGAGCAGTCTTAGGGTTAAGAGATAAGTATAACCTAGCTAGATCTGTTAAGTTACTATAGATATGCTGTAGATCTATTTTACTATCTACTTTACTAGTAGGTACTGTATATAGATTCTTAACAGTATAAGATACTCTAGTTAGTACATTACGCTGTATAGTATCAGATTCATTACTACTAGTTAATATAGAACGTACTATATTAGGTAATACAGTATTATACTCTCTAGTAGAATCAGTAGCTGGTAAGATAGGATAAGTATCTTCTTCTCTACCTGTAGGATTACTTACTTCAGAGTTATAAGTAACACCTTTAGCTGCTAAATAAGGTATAACCTTTCTAACTTGTCTTACTGGCTCTGGTTGTACCTGTACAGTTTGTATATTCTGTACTTGTTGTACTGGTACTGGTGTTGTATTAGCTTGTATAGTGTTAGAGTTACTATACTTAGATACTCCAGCATCTGTATTCATAGCAGTGTTATTATAGTTATAGTTGTTATTACCATAAGCCATCATAGACTGCTGTACCATAGGTCCTGGTACTACCATAGTAGGTTGTACAGCACCATATACATTATTACCCATATTTGTATACATCATATTGTTATTTCCTCCTAATATCTCTTTTATCATATTGTCAGCTTGTTGTATAGCTCCATCTAGATAGATATTTACATTATTACTATATGCAATACCTAATGCTGTATTATACTTACTAGATGCTAATGTATTAAGTATACTAGCTGCTGAAGCTCTAATACCATTTTTCATAAACAGATCTATATAGTTATATATAACTAAGTTTACTATTAGCTTAATAGATAGATCTGCTAAGGCAGGAGATCTATCTCCCTGCCTTAGCATGTTATTTAAATTGTATTCTATATTATTCGTACTAGCTATGATACTACTCAGCTTCTGATTCAGCAGCATCATCTGTTGTTGATTCAACATCATCGTCCTCTCTTTCTTCATTATTTAAATCTTCTAGCATATCATCATTAAGAGCTTTAAGTTCTTCTGGTACATTATCAGCATCTGTTACACCACGTAGAGCATGATCTAGTTTCTCTATAGAAGCTTTAAGATGGTCGGGTATGATAATATGTCCAGTAGCTTCATCCCATTGGCCCCAAGGATTAGCACGTAGGCTTGGTGATGGCGCTGCTTTGATTAGGTATAGTAAACTACCAAAGCAGAACATAGGAGCTGTAAGTGTTCTAATATTATCCGGGAATGGAGATTTACCACCTCTATATACACCTTCACCTCTATTTTGATTCTCTAGTTGTGAAGTAGCTTTATAGTAGAAGCTATCGTTACTAATGTCAGCTTGTGCTAATGCTAGGTTAGGAGTTACTGATTTAGTAAGACTATAGATTATCTTCTCGGATATATTTATATTAAGAACTTTCTTAACTTCTTCTCTAGATGGTGTACCGTTACTAGATTTCTCATTACGTTGGTTAAGTTGTTTAACAGCCTTATTGAATCCTATTATGATAGCATAACATATATAGTAGTTAAGATCTAAGTGTATATGGTTAAGATTTCTATTATACTCTTTAGCATTATTAACACTAGTATAGTAGATCCTTATAATATGCACTAGCATGTCCCAGAAGTTATGTATATCTAATCCTATATTAACTAGCTTCTCTTCTATTATCTCATCTACGTAGCTATTTACAGCTGTAATATGCTCTCTAACATCAGATCTTATCTTATCTACTGTTATACCAGTTTGATACATAGTACGACCTAATATGTCTCCCCATACTTTCTTCTCAGCTTCTTTAGCTTTCTTATAGAGAAACGCTAAGTTATTATACTCTTGATCAGATTTAGACTTAGGTTTACCATAGGCTATTAGATTCTTCCAAGCTCTCTCTTCAGCTTCTATAGCTTTAGCCATATCTTGTTCTATATAACCATTTATAAGATCGAAGCTAGTTATGATACCGCCTATAATATTACTTATAAGACTATCACGATCTATCTCTTTCCTAATAAGAACTTTCATACAGTGTTGCCTATAAGCTACACCTTTATCATAGAGTCTAGGTTTTTCACCTACAGTACTAAATATATTATACTCTGGGTATTTATCAGGTGTATATTCGTTATTAGGATCATATCTTACAAATAGATCATCTGGTGTAATATCTGTATACTTAGATAGAGTCTTTCTAAGTCCATATCTACATAGTAAATATAAACCTAATGGAGTCTTAGCGTCTTTACGCATCTTATCTTTAGCGCCAGCGTTAAATATAGCTGCATATAGTATCCTAAGTAACTCAGGTTCACTAGCTCCATTTAGTATAACTCTACGTTGCTCAGAAGTAACATTGATCTTATCTCTATGTAGCCTTACGAATATCTTATCTGGTTTAACAGATATAACTAAGTCAGTTACTACTGGCATAACTACATACTTAGTACCACTAATAGTAAATATATTACCAGCTTCTGCATATGGTAAGTATATATACTTAGATAGTCTCATTCCGTTATATTCAAATTGAAACTCTACTAACCTTACATTATTCTTAGCTATATCTGCAGATCTATTACCTGCTTTAGGTAAAGTATCTTCCATAAGCTCTTCTTCTGGAGTACATATCTTATAACCAACATATTTAAAGTCTATACTAGGATCTACTTTAGCCATACTGATTCTAATCATTCTGTCTAGATATTTAGGTATTGCTTTAAATACATCTTTAACTATACCACGGACGAACCTATGGTTCATCTGTGGTGTATGTTCATCAAGTGCTTTTGCAAGTAAACTATCCATTTTATTCCTTTTACGTTAATTTAACTTTCTATTTAATATAGGATTTTTTAAATTTTAAAATCCTTTAGCAAGATTCCATAGTGAAACTAAACTAGATAAACCAGATGCTAGTGATTTAAGCAAATCAGCACCTAGAGAGTTACTCTCTCTAAGTGCTTTAGCTTTATCATTAACGTGTTTAATCTTCTCTAGCTCTATACTATAAACTTGCTTAATAGAACTTGCTATACAATCCTGTATAGCTTTCTGTTGATCTAGTGTTAATTTAAGACAATCTATATAGCTCTTCTTAAGATCATTCTTAGATTTCTCATACTCAGTATCTGCTCTATGATAATCTGTATCGAATTTCTTAATAGCTATAGTCTTATCATCTAGACCATTACTTATAGCTTCTATAGGTTTACTATAGATACCTAACTCTTCTAGTTTACTATCTGTTAATGGATATACTCTCTCTTCGAAACTATTATCAGTACTACCTTTTATAGCTACTACTATAGCAGACCTGCCAGTTTTACTCTTACATACTGGTATAGGATGTACGTTACCAAATACTTTAGTATAATATGTTCTACCTAGGTATTCAGATTCTGTAGTCTCTATTAAGATACTGAAGCCAGTACTACTACTAGCTCCAGTATCAAGGTCTATTCTATTTCTATTAACAACATTATAAGGATGGCTAGCATTAACACTAGGCATCTTATCGTTTAGTACTATAAAAGTATCAGTCTCTTGGTCATAGTAGCTATTTTTCTCTTCTAGCTTACTAAGTGGTATAAACACTATATCTTCAGCTTGTATACCATTAGCTCTTAGTAACTGAGTAGCAGTTCTAGCTCTATTCTCTTCTAAGTTATATCTATAACCATTGCAGAAGTGTTTCTCGTAGTTATCTCTAGTCCATGTAGATACTATCAGATTAGGATCTAAACAACCAGCTAATAGATAGTTACTATATTCATAGTTCTTACCTGCTATAAACTTACTTATGATACCTTGGTTACCTAAACTTAGATCTAAGCTACCTTCTGATAACTTAAAGCTACTAAGTCTTAACTCTTCTTCAGTAGGGTTCTTCTTAATAACAAAGTTACTTACATTACCAGTATAAGACATTAATAGATTATTATAATCTTCTCTAGTAAGTATCTTATCTCCAGTAGTAATATTAAGTAACATATCGTCTTTCTTACTATGGCTATATACTAACTCTTTCCAAAGTTTAATATTAGCCTTATCAGGACTATATTGTAGTTTCTTATTAAGTATACTACTATCTATACCAGAGTTAAATAGGTTACAAGTGCCAAAGTTCATACCTAGTTTATATTTCTCTATGAATCTAATATAAGCATCTGCATAACTATCAGTATTATTATCGTAACCAGATAGATAACTATGTACATTAGGTATAACACCATTATTGTTTATTAATGGTTTATAGCACTCCATAGGAGTATTACCGTTAGCTATAGCAACAGCTTCGTTAAATAGTTTCTCTAGATCTTCCATAGGCTTACCATCATTATCTAAACCAGTATTAGTAAGATTAGGTCTACCGAATACGTTTCTAGTAACTATGAATATACCTTTCTCATCTACAGAACCATTGAATAGTGTTTTAATAGCATCTGTAAATTCATACTTAGGATATACCATAGATGGTCTATTACGTCTATCTAGTGTATGGAATACATGCTCTTCTGGATTTACATTGGTAAATACATATTTAATAGTATTCCATTTATTAGAGTCTATATCGCCTTTAAGATCATTATTAACTATTTTAATATCGAAGAAACTAGCTACATCAGATTCATAACCTGTAGTTACTTTAGATAACTTATTATCTTTACTAATTATCTTCATAGACTCTAGTTCATTATCGCACTTAGTTCCAGTAGCTATAAGTTCATTAACTTTGCTATAGTCACCAGTTACATTAGCTTCAGCTTTAGCTCTAACTAAATCTTTTTCTACTTTAGCTTTAAGTTCTAGTACAGTCTTATAGACGGTATAGTCTTCTTCTGTAAGATCTTCTACTACTATAGATTTAAATCCAGAACTAGCAAAGATCTTATTAGCTATACCTCTATAAGTATCAGTGCTTACACTATCAAAACCAGTATTAAGAGTAGCTCTTAATACACCTTCGCTATCTCTTAGTCTACTAGATACTAACTTAACAGCTACTGCTAGTGAAGCTAGTACCATAGTACCTAATATATCACCAGTATAAGAACCTTTTATAGTATTTTCATAGACTACTTTCTCTACATCTACTTTCTCTACTACTGGTTCTTCTTTAGCTAGTTTAACCTCTTCTACTACAGGTAGTGGGTTATTAACTATTCTATTCTCAGGAGCTACGTATATAACTCCATTATAACCAGATTCATTAGCTAATCTTCTTACTAATGGATCTTTACTTAATCTAGGATCGTAGATCTTATTCTCTTCTCCTAAAGTAACACCTTCTACTTTAGGTTTACGTAGTGGAGTACCGTTATCTGTAACTACGGTACCATCCCAATACATCTTAGTATTAAGATCTCTTTCAACATCTTTTATCCCATACTCCTGTATAGGAGTTTCTACTACATCTGGAAATGGTTCTTGACCTATAGTTACCATTTTAGACTCCTTATATTTTAATATAAAATAAGCTAGTAGAATAGATAAAGAATTTAGCTATTATTCTCTATACTTTACTAGCTCTAATAGAAGAACATTTACTGTTCTTACTATATAAATAATATCTAACTGTTTATAGATCACTCTGATAGCCTAATAAGCTATCAGAGTGACTTATGTCTATTTTAACCTACTAGTCTAGTTAACTGGTGGTTAAAAGACTCTAAATAAGGTATAACATTTAACTGTTGTTGTTCTAAAGCTGTATTAGAGCGTTGTTTAGCGGCTACTAAACTATCTATAGCTTTATAAAACTTATTTAGAACTGGGTATGGTAGATTACATTTGTCTATTCGAGTTCTTATAGATTTAATTAAATAATCTACTCTAGATTCAATAGTTCCTACTTCGAACATGTTATCGAATCTTTCAGAAACCATAGTCTTTATCCTCCTTTCATAAACGGAGTAGTACAGATACCTATATGGTATCTGTACTACTCTCTATATTAATAATATCTAATTATTTATAATTCATTCTGATATAAATATAGACTACTAGTAGGATGTTACTCCTACTAGTAGTCTTATAGTGTAATTAGGTTATAGCTTATAGCTAGCTATTAGAAGCTAGTTACAACTTTGTAACCACGGATGCACTTTTTAAGAGTCTCTGTAATACCCTCAATATCGAACTCAGCTACGATTGGTAGTGATGGGATGTAAGAGAATCTTGGCTCAATGTGTAGCTCTTTAACAGTGCTGTTAGCTCTTGTAGTTTGAACTTCACGGTTGAATGGTGGTGTATATAGACCGAAACCGAAGTTTAGAATATCAGGAGCTGTGTTTCTATCTGGGTTGCTAGGGTTAATAAAGCTAACGATAATTTTCTTATCCATTAGTGGGTTGCAAGTTGTTACAATAACAGCATCAGTATCGTGTGTTAGTGTAAATGTGTTGCTGCTTACGCTAGCATTTACAGATGGTTGTAGTTGTTGTCCTAGGTATCTAGCTACATAAGGGTTAGTACCGATTACAACTGTTTTTCTTACGCCTGGAGCTAGTTTCTCAAATACGTTAGTATAGTTAGACTCAAGACCCATTACAGTTACTACGTCTGCAATCTTATTCAAGATGCTAGCAGCGATGTCTTGGATTCTCTCGTAGCTTCTTAGGCTATCTGTGTTCTCATTAACTTTTAGTGTCTCTTTATGGAAGAATGGAACATAAGCAACATCTGCATGTGTTCTAGTTAAAGCTGACTCAAGAGCTTTAGCTTCTTTAAGATCACTAAGGTAGCTTGTAAATCCAACAAGTGTATTTACAGCGTTAACACTCATAAGTGCGCTTACAGCTAGAGATTGTTTCTCAACTGTCTCTGCGATAGCATCGTTATCTTCACCAGTCATGTTGAAGATTGGTTTAAGTACGTTAAAGCCACTTCTAAATTCGCAGATGTGTCTATATCTTCTGCTTACAGAGCTTAATAGGATACTTCTCTTTCTGAAGTTGCTATTTGTAACAGCTACATCAAGATCATAACCAACTACTGACATTTTAGCAACAGCTTCTGCGATTTGTTGGCCAACACCAGTTTTAAGATCAGTTACGATAGTACCATCGTCAACTTTCTTAATCTCTAGAATATCAAGTTTAGTAGCATTAAGTTTGATAGTACCTTTATCTGTTCTTACAGAACCAGTAACAGCAAGCTCAACTTTAACAGCATACTCATCACCGCCAGCTAGTGTAGCACCGAATAGAGCATTGTCAGCGTTCTCTTTATCTTGGAAGTCTTTGCTAGACTTAGTATTAAGAACGAATTCACCGCTGAAGTTAGCAGTAAGCTCTTTGTTCATACCTTCTGCTGGTAGTTGGAAGTGTACTCTTGGTCTATGTGATAGGTCAAGTTTAACTTGTAGATCTTTATTAGTAGCATTTTGGAAACCTACGTATAGGTTAGTAAGACTCATACCACGATCTAGTGCGTCTGTAAAGTCTGTTACGCTACCTTTAGCAAGATCAGCTTTAGTATTAGTTACACCGAAAATATCGATGTTAGCACCCATTCTATATGGAGCTGAGTTGAAAGTTTCACCGTTTACAGTAACGCCAAATTTAGCATCTTGTACTAAGAACTCTTTATCAGGGTCATTGTCGATAAATGGTTTAATTTTCAATCTGTTATCGTTAAGTAGTTCATTATCGAAAAGGTGTTTCAAGATTGGTTTTTCGCCAAAGTCTACGTCAATACCTCTTGGAGTAATGTGTCTATACTCTTTTACAAAGTTATCAATATTGATTTTAACTTCGTAGAAAGCATCAGCTGGGTTCATAACGATTAGTGGGAAGAATGCTTCTGCAAACTCATCTTGCTTACTAGTAGCAACTGCTAGAGCAATTGTAGTATAGTAAACTGATTGTAGTTGTTGGCCATCGAATGCCTCTAAGTTGACACTTAGATCTTTAAGTGTTGAATTAAAATCAAGAGCTGTATCTACAGACTCGAAGTTAAGACCAGCATCTTCTGGTTTAACAGAACCGAATGATCCATTAAGAGCTTTAGTATAAGCAGATGGGTTAATAGTCATAACAGCAGCTTGAACAGCAGCAGCTTTTTGAACTGGAGTTAGTTCAACACCTCTGTTACCACCTAGTGACTCTAGGTTAATACCATCTAGTGTAGTCTCGATAGTCTCTTTAAGACTTCTAAAGCTATCTTCAGCAACACGTCTATCTTGGCTAGATAGAGACTCTGAGTTGAAGCTGAAGTCAGCTACTGAGTTACGATCTAGAGATTTATATACTTTTTCAGATGCCATCATAGCATCGAAAATACCTTTAATTTGAGTTTTATTCATACTCATATGGGTTCCTTTATGGTTATTTTTTTATTATATCCTCGTATGTATTAAGTTCCTTGTTATGCTACAACAATCCTCGTTACTAGTATTACTTTATATCCTAGCTATAGATATAAGTATCTAGTTTTTGCAAATAAACATTAAATAACACACTACTATGTAGTTTGCTAGTACCGAAATGATTCTGATATTCTCTAACTATATCAGAAGTCAACATTTTAGCAAATACAGATTGGTTACTTAAAAGTAAGTTACCGAACCCACTATGCATAACAATAAATAGTATATTGTTAGTGCAGCGTACGTTATAGGGTTTTTCGATATTACTCATTGCAATATCCTGTATATAGCTATCGCTAACTTCTTTATCTATAGTCAAAGACTTTAGAACTGCTTCAGACTCTCTAGCTAACCTAGATAGTTTTACGTTATCCATATCTACATCAGTGTTAACAGGTAATCCTAAATATGTCTTAATATAAGCATCAGTAGTCAATAGCTTAATAATATCAGACTCTGGTATACCTATATCTTTTAATCCATAAATAATCTTTCTGTTATTAACATCTGTTATAGTCACATTAGGTTGTTTACTTAATAGAACCTCACCATCTGGTTTACTATTATTAAGATCATTTCTAAAATAAAATTCTATATTAGAAAGTATCTTATCAGATACTGGGTTACCTACTACGTAATCTGGTACAAATAGAGTAGTTAAACCTCTATCGTTAAAATTCTCTTTACCAGTTATAAATTCCATAGTAAAATCTCCTTATACGATTTTAGTATTACATTCTATAGTATAACCTATAGAATATAAACTCCTATAGATAGATACTAAAAAATCAGAAATCTTGAATAGTACTATATCTGTGTATCTTTTTTAAAAGTTACACTATACTTAGATGTATCAAATTGTAAAATATTGTAAATAATGAAAAGAACAAGGAAAGTGATATGAATAGAATAGATATTCTTATAACGTGTGTTATATTATTGTTTAGAGAACGAGAGATAACTAAAGACGGAACTTACGATAGTAGAAACTTAGTAAAGTCTATACTTAATGTTACTAAACCTAAACGTAGAGATATGCTAGAAGGAGATCTTAGTAATCCAGATACATTACTTATAGATCTACTTAACAGAATGATAGCTAATCCAGAAGCCTATGATGATAAAGGTAACTTACTAGCAGAACTTAAAGTTATCTTTAAGACTAATCAGCTGTACTATGATACAGCTGCAGATCAACTTAAAACAGAGATGACAGATGGTGGTATGAAACGTTCTGTTAACTCTATGGTTAATAAAGTTATGCAGTATTATAAATCTGCTATGGTTATACAGAAATTAAATACATTAACTTATAACCTTAATACTGGTAATATAAAGAAAACAGTTAGTGACGATGTAATGGATATACTACCAGAGCTAGAGTCACTATGCCAAAAGACAACTACTAAAGACCCAGGTGTGCTTAATACTTTACAACTCTCTTCTAAAGATGATATGGATAATATAGTTAATAACCTTAAGGCTACTAAAGAAGAAGGTGGTATACTTAAGACAGGTTGGGTACAACTTAATAGAATGCTACAAGGTAAATTTGCCGCCTAATATAGTAATATATTGGGGTATGAGATGCGAGAATTGCTGGGAGTTCCTAAAGCCTCTATGCCTAACTACTTATAGTTAGGAGCGTAAGCAGAAATAAGTTAGAGGATGCTAAATAGAGATGAGATAAAAGGGTATCTATATATACCTTCTCTATGGCTTGGTAATGGATAATCAGCAGCATAGAGTAACTATGTTCAACGACTAGTAAATCCTATATTAGAACATATAGGTATACCGCCAAGTGGTACCGCAATGGTTTAAAGGGAAGTTCGCATCAGTCCTATATTAGATAGGATTAAGATATAGTCTGGGCCTATATGAAAGTATAGGCTGCTATTGCAGTATATAGTCTAACGAGCTATATAGAACATCTCTGGGATTTCGTAAAGGACAAATGGGTACTGTAAACTCTTTACAGCATAATTATAAATCAGGTTTTCTAAAATCTATCTTTATGCAGGTAGCCAGATTTAATAGACCACAAATGAAAGATCCTAAAAAGAAACCAGCTTTAATATATCTTAGTTTTGAAGATGAAACTGTAGATACATTAGAGTATATGTATACATATCTATATTATAACGAAAATAGAAAGCTACCTGAAAATACAGAAGACGATATTAAAAATCTTACTACAGAACAGATACAAGATTATGTTATTAAAAGATTAGGTCAGAATGGATTTGAAAGCATTATAGTAAGGGCAGATCCTTCTATGTGGACCTACCAGAGTATCTTTAATATGGTTAATCAATACGAAGCTAATGGTTATGAAGTACAGTTATTAATTTTAGATTACTTAGCTATCTTACCTACTACAGGTTGTGATAATAGCGGCCCTACTGGCACTGCATTAAGAGATATGTTTAGAAGAATGCGTAACTTTTGTAGTTCTAAAGGTATAGCATGCATAAGCGCCCACCAACTTTCTTCGGAATCTAAAGCACTAGTAAGAAATGGTATACAAGATTCTATGTTTGTAAAAGAGGTAGCTGGTAAAGGTTATACAGAAGGTTCTAAACAGATAGACCAGGTTATAGATTTTGAGATCTATATCTATAAAGCTAAGATAAATAAGCAATGGCATCTTACTGTATGTAGAGGTAAGCATAGAGGAGTAGGAATAATCGATGATAATTTGTTATACTTTACCTTACCATTCCCATACAGAGCTCCTATATTAGAAAACATTAACGATGATCATATAGAAGCTAACGCTGAGGATGATACAGGTGATGATCTATTTGAATAACAAATATATCATATTCTTTAAAGAAAGGACTTAACGATTATGACATTAGGTCAACATCAAGAAGCCTTTATGCGAGATGTAAGTAAGTTACTTATCTACTTACATCAAAATGGTTATGAAGTACGTGGTGGAGAACTATTAAGGACTCCTGAACAACAAGAAATCTACATGAGAACTGGTAAGTCTAAAACTAATAAGTCTAACCACTTAGTTAAATGTGCTATAGACCTATTTATATTTAAAGATGGTCAATGGCTACAAGATAAAGCATCTCTAGAACCAATTGGTAGATATTGGTGTAGTCTCTGTGAGATTAACCAAGCTGGTATGTTTTATCAATCTTTTATAGATACTCCACACTTCGAAAGAAGAGTACAACAACCATAAAGTATAGTAGCAGACTTAAGTCTGCTACTATACTAGCCTTTTTTATTTCTTATAGTTATATATCTTATGATAGTAAGGTATAGCAAGTCCTGGATAAGATAGAAGCCATTTACCTTAAAGTTATTATCTTAATAAAAAGTTGATTTTACATTGTGTTATTTATAAAGATAGTGTTCTTTGCCTTTTGACTAAATTTTATATAAATAATACGTCTCTTTATTAATTTGTTTAGTGTACATACCTTACTATCACCTTTTCATTATTTTAACTTGGATACTGTATAGCATACCTACTAGAGTAGGTATGCTATACAGTTCTATATGCAGTTAGTAAGGTGATTCGATCACTGACAAATCGGCTATATTAGCTTATAGCCCTTTATGTATTTATAATTATTCAAGGAGCTTGAATGTTAGCAAATATTATTTCGCATAACAGAGAACATGATAGTACAACCACCTTGAAGTTTGGAGATAATACATTAGCAGAAAATGTACAGTTAGATCTTGTTGATATAGAAGACGCTACTTTACTATCTGATGTTTCGGTATATGATTATATATCTAAGATAAAAACTCCATTCTTAATGGGCTATCCATCTATACTCACTCCCAAAGATGGAGATGTGGTAACTAATACTACAGTATTTGAATTAACACCTTATTTACCTAATGAGAATTTTAAAGGTTTAGTTAATATGGTAGAGTGGCAATTTTCAGGTACACCTGATTTTGCTAACATAGCTTATAAGGTAAGACTTAAAGAAGCTGATGTACCAAATGGAGAGTTTAATAAATTCAATCCTATGGGTGTTAATGTACCATCTGGTACTTACTATGTAAGAGCTAGATATATATCATACCCACACTCTAGTCCGTTTACACAACCTATTAGAGTAACTATGCCTAGTTTTAAAGTAGAGATACCTACACTTAGCATAAACCAAAATGAACTTAGTCCTACTATAACAGCTAGTCCATATAGAATGGCTCCAGGTGTAGCTGGTGCTGAAGCACAAGATCCACTAGCATTAGTAAAATGGACTGTAACTGAATTAGATCAAGCTTATGATCCAGCATCTGAAAAGATCAATGGTATGCTAGGTACTGATTTTAGACCTACATACTCTATAAGTAAACTACCTAATGATGATACAAAGTATATGTTAGGTTTTCCTTTTAAGGATGCTACTACTAACTTTGATGTTAAACTCAAGCCTAATACAAGCTACCTAGTAACTTGTAGTTATACTGGTGCTAGATATAAAACTACATATGGTAGATTAGTATTTACTACTGGTAACTTTAAACTAAAAGCTCCAGTATTTAAACTAGTTACTAACCCTGATAACACTGTATCTGTAGCTATAGATCCTATATCAAGCTTTGAAGGTTCTGATACTCTTAAGAACTTTAATATAGTAGTAGTAGATCAATCTGCCATACCACAACATGTAGTACACGCTGTAGATACTCCTATGTATACTTATAAGATACCAGATGGTATATTACAACCTTCTACAAGGTATAGTGTTACAGTAACTGCTATAGGTAATAAGTTTGGAGCATCTGATAGTTCTGTATTAGGTATGACTACACCTTATATAGGTATAGAGCCACCTAGTATCAATATTACTTCTAAAGGTATGCAACCTACTATTAAGTTAAGTCCATTTAGAACTATAAAAGCTACTGATACTATGCGTGGTACACAGTGGATACTATATAACCATGCTAATACTGGGAGAGATAACTTAATTAAAGAGTGGATAAAAGAAGATACTGATACATTCCTTACTATAGATCGTAAGTATATAGAAGTTAATACTAACTATAAGATAAAAGTAAGGTATTTAGGTACTAAACTTAATTCACCATGGGCAGAAGAGGTATTTAAAACAGTTAATGTAACTGTTAAGAAACCTATAGTAACTGCTGAAGTACATGGACTTATTATATCTGCTAAACCATCTGAGTATATAGTACTAGGAGATGAAGATCAAGCAGAGTCTGTCATATGGAATGTTATAGAAGTAAATAGAGAACCATCTTCAGATCCAGCTATAGCACCAGTAGAGCATGAAGTAGCTACATTAGTACAAGATAAGATACAACCATGGGCTAGTAAAGAACTTAAGATCTCTAGACTAGATGGTGTAAAGAGAGATACACTCTATAAGATAACAGTTAAAATACTAGGTAGAAACTATACATCTTTAACATCAGATCCAGTCTATATACAGACTCCTAATGTCTATGTAGAAAATCCTACATTGACTATATCTGGTTATCAAGATCAAGTACCTAGATTTCCTACTATAACAGGTACACCATTTAGAACTAATACAGATACTGATAAACATATTAAAACTATGTGGAGAATAGTAGCTGTTAATACAGGAGATGAGATACTTAATGTAGAGACTGAGAAGCTAGAAGAGCTTACTAGTTATAATATATTAGATCCTATACTTATGCCTAATACAGATTATCTATTAGAATGTATTTACTATGGAGAAGCATTTGGACCATCTGAAAAAGTATCTATAACATTTAGAACTAGACCTAAGTTTATAGAGATACCAGATGATGGACTTATGACAGTACTAGTAGGAGATGATTCTAATAACGATACTACTAAGTACTATGGTAAGTTTAACTATAATCAGCTTAATGACACTAGAAACTATCTTGGTATATGGAATGGTGTAACAGAGTATAACTTTGATAGTCAAGTACTGCATAATAATATTCTATATAGAGCATTAGATACTTCTGCTTATGCGGCACAAGGTAATAATGTACATCTTAATAAGAATAGAGTACCTGGTGTTGAATCTAGCTCTGGTATAACCTATTGGGAAGAAGATGATAGAAATGACTTATGTACCTATAGATGGTTATTAAGAAATATAGGATTCCAACCTACTATAGTAGATAATAATAAAACTGGTTATACTACTGGTAATATAGCCAAAGGTAACTGGATAGCTACTGAATCTACTTTAAGTAAGTACATGATAGGCGGTAAGATACTTTATGTATATGATACTCCAGAGTTAAGTAATGTAAGCTATAACGATCTAGCAGTAGCTGGATTAATAGGTAGAGGACGCACTATACGTATAGGAGAAAGACTATATTGGGCTAGGTTACTAACAGAAGCTGAATCTACAGAGCTATATAGATTTAAAAATGTAGAAGATACTAACCATATTATAACTACAGACCTATCTTCAAGTACTTGGTTAGGAGATAGAATAGAAGGTATACAAGCTAAAGTATCTAACTTAGGTAGTGTTGATTTAGAACATGGTAATAATAGAAATAGAGTACTTAGAATAGTACTAGAGTATATTTCACAATACGAAGAACCTTGGCTATTCGCTAGAAAGAAATATCCTACATTACAGTATGATAGATATACCGATACTGGTTACTTTGGTGTTGTACCTAATACTATAGACCAGTTTAATATCTATACTACATTAGGATTGATTAAAGGTACTAGAATCAACTTAGACTTTGGATTCTTAGCATTCTATTCACATGGTAAAAGACTATTAGTAAATAGAGGTTCTATAGCATACGGTATATGCTTTAGAGATCTAGAAGAGTTAGGTTTAGTATATGGATCTGATGTAAAACTAGATAACTATGAAAATAGAAAAGTTACTACATTAGATAGTAATACTTATGATGTAAGGATACTACGTGGAGGACCTAACTATTTTGACTTAGGACCACTAGAAGATCTACCTAATGATAAGTTTGTATCTAACGCTAACCTATTTAGATTCTCAGAGTGGAATGAACTTATATATAGAGTAGCAGAACACATACCACTTATAGTGGATGTTAATAACTATCACGGTGGTTACCAAATAGGTAGAAACTGGGAGAAGTTTGATAACATTAACCTAGGTGTATTCGAGCACTACTCTGGTAACGGTTGTCATGATTTTGTACTAACTACTGTTAATAACAATGAAGTTATATCTAGAGGTGGTACACAACTAGAAGCTGCTTACTATGTAGATAAAGATATAGCTAGAAATGACCATGGTGCTAGGTTAGTATTCGAAGACTCTACAGTATTTGAAATGCCTACAGCTTAAATATAATATATAGATACTACACTATAGTGTAGTATCTACATTACATAATATAAAAATTCTATATAAAGGAATAAAGAGATGATTAAGTTTGAAAATAATCAATTTAGTTTCTATACTACTAAAACTACATTCTATAGTGCTTATAGCGGTAAAGAAGAGACTATCTATACAGATAGACCAGAAGATATTACGTTTATGGTAAATACCTATCCTAATAAATATAAAGATCTTAAAATAGAACCTTTAGTAGCTACAGAAGATCAAGTAGCTAGACTTAAAGAGGTTAATGATCTACTCATACCTATGCGAGAGAACTATATAGAAGACTTTACTCTATACGTATCTAAAGGCGTTATGGTTAATAGAGATGAACAACTAGCTACACTAGCTGGTAAAGCAACTGAAGCTACAGTAGCTTTTCTAGTAGATAACCTTAAACCAGAGATAAAAGCATTAAGAGACGCTAAATCAGTAGGTGGTGTAGAGTTATTCGGTAGAAGATTTGATTCAGATTCATTAGCTAAAGAGAACGTAACTGGCTATGTTACACTAGGTATACTAGATGTAGTTGCTTCTGGTAAATGTGAACGTGTTTATGATTGGAAAGATATGGATAATAACTTTGCTAAACTTAACTATGAACAAATTTGTACACTAGCTAAGTATATAGCAGCTCATATTCAATCTTGCTTTAGTGCTGAAGCACTTACTATTATGGAGCTAGCTAAACTATCTGTAGATCAACTACTAGCGTTTAATACTAATAAAGGTTATAATAGAGTAGGTAGAGTAGAGAATGAGCATAATGCTGCTACAGAACCTAAAGTTAAAGATATATTCGATCAGTGCTATACATTAGCTCTTAACCAGTTAGTAAAAGCTTAATATATTGTTAGGAGACATGGATGTTGAAAATTAAACCAATTATAGCTCTAAGACCATATACTAAAGATTCTGGTTTTATAGCTAAGGTAATCAACTGGTGGTGCCATTCTAAGTACTACCATGCAGAGCTCATATTGGGAGACCAATGGATCTCTGCTACTCCTGCTGAAGGTATATATGTTAAAAAACTTAAACCATTAGACCATGATAAGTATGAATACTTAGAGCTACCAGAGATAGAGCTATCTGAAGATACTTATAATAACATACTAGAGTATATTAAAACACAGATATGTCCTAGTTATGATACTACTGGTCTAGTATGGAACCAAGTGTTTGGTATTAACCTATATAATAAACGTTGGTTCTGCTCTGAGCTTATAGCAGAGATACTTAAGCTATTAGGTTATAGTAAACTATATGGAACAGAAGGTTCTGAATATAGTCCACAAGATCTATATGATATGTTTACTAGTAAAGAACCTATTAAGCTTAGAAGATATAGTCTCTATATTAGGTTTAGAGATGCTATACATAAACTTATATTTTTACTTAAGTTATATAAAATCAAATCGTGGTGGTTAAAGCTATTTACCCTATTTAAAAAGAAGAAATCATAGGCCATACTTACTGGAAATCGTTATGGCTGACATTTTTGTTAATAAGAATATTAATATAAAGAAGGCGGTAACAGATAATGAGTATGCTTGTATTACGTCTTAAGAATATAGATACGAGTAATAATGTAGACTGGGTTTATACCAATTGGGAAATCAGTACTGCTAAAAACTTTGATAGAAGTAAATTAGTCTTTTCATCTTACGAAGATAGAATAAACAGAGCATCTATCTTCGTAGAGATGACATTGAATCCTGGTACTAGATATTATGCTAGAGCACAGGTTGTTACTAATAAGGGAGCTCATAAGTGGACTAACCTTGATGTTTGGACACATAAAGCTTTTGACGATGTAGAGAATCAATCAGATCTACCATCTAGAGTCAATAGCCCTGATATAACTACAGATTCAGATCCTAGAGATCATGTAGCTACAGGATTTTATATTATACCTAAAGAGTTTGCAGCTATAGGAGATGCTACACATGTAGCTACATCTTATTGGATAGAGACTCTATCTGGTAAAGTCATTTGGAAGTCTCTAAATGATGAGATATTTAAATCTAAGATACTAGTAGATAATGTAATACTGGATATGAATACGGTATATAGAATAAAAGCTGTATTCCATGCTAGTTCTGGAGATAGTAGTCAGATTGCTACTAAAACTATCTATGTAGGTAGTAAATCTTCAGATGCTAATATAATAAGAGTGTCTAAAGCTATTTCACATGCAGATTTTATATCAGTAGCTGTTAATGCTACTCTTAATACCTATAAGAATGCTAAATCAGTTAGATTTAAACTTATAGGCTTTAATAATGGTAAAGGTGATACTGCATTCGATACAACAGTCAACTACGATAATGCTCCATATACATTTAGTATGCCTATGGAGAAAATTAAGAGAAACACTATATATCTACTAATGCTTAAGTATGATATAGAAGGTAATTGGAAATCTATAGTATTTAATACTTTTAGATAATGATTTAAATTTTGATAGAGAGGATGTAGTCTTATGGCAGAATCAGAATCTTTAGAAAAGCTATTTAATAAGATGGACATGGGGTTCTCTGCAAAGTTAAAGGTAGATCCTCTTAGTGAAGCTGGCATTGATAAAGTAAGACACTTACTAGAGACAGATCCAGCACTATATGAATATATGTTACTTAAAGAGTCTAAGGACGATGCTAACTTTAAGGCAATGAGTTATGAGCAATCTAGTCTTATAAGAACAGTTATGACAGCTCTTAAAGAGAAAGAGCATAGAGATAATGAGACTATGAATGCTATGTACTCTATTATGGAGAAACAAGGTAAAGAGATCAAATCTCTCAAACGGTGGAAGTGGATGTTCTTTATTAACCTAGGTATAATGGTATATCTTGCACTATACTGGTTACATAAACAAGATCCAGAGGCTACTAACCATGCTTTAGAGTTTATTAAAGCCTTAGGTAAGTTTATAAGTATAATATAATGTAATTAGGGAGAATCAGGAGATGATAGGTCAAGGTTTTTTAACTAAAATAAAAGATATACTCTTCAGTCCTAAAATAGATACATCTACATCTATAGCTACTTGTGATAATATTACTATAGAGGAAGCTGAATATAAAATGTCTTTAGCTAAATTAAAAAGAGCTATAGACTCTATGCCTTTAGCAGAACCATTTATACATAATGAATATGGAGATAAAACATTACTTATAGTTAATGACATACCATCAGTACTTAAGTTATTAGAATTAGATTTTCAAAAACTTAATACTATGTACCATAAAGATATATTTAGTAACTATAAGATTGTAATATGTTCTGGTAAATATAGTAATTTGGTAGCTTATAAATATATATCGGATAACAAGATAGATATAGCTTTTGTAGATATAATACTTTCTGATAGTATTATAAAGATTAAAGACGATTACATAGAGTTTAATGGTCTTAATCTATCTGAAGAAATAGTTAAATACAGTCCGAACGCAGAGGTTAATATATTAACTTCAGAACCTTTAACTAACTCTATGGGATTAGTAAAAGGTTATACTAGTCTACTTAATAGACTAAAAGAGAATTCGGTTATAAAAGATCTTATACCAGTAGATAATCAAAATAGATTATTTAAACTAAACAGTATACTATAGAGCAAGTATTTATACTTGCTCTATAGTGCTTTTATATGGCTTATATGGTAAAACTTTACCTGATCTACTGGTTAGTAAGCTTATTAACCAGGTTATAGATATTGAAATTTTGTATATTAAATTTAAAAAGGAGAATAGGTTATGGCAGAACTACGTATACACGACCAGAGTTCTATCTATTTTAAATCTATCAGAACAGGTCATACGCCTAAGGATATTAATGTCAAAACTCCTGACAGATCAGGAACATTGATAACCGATACCACTCTTAGGGACATATTGAATAGCGGTGCTAATATAAGTAATACACAAATACTTAAGCCAGATATTAGAGAGACTCCATTAGAGCATCCTGAAGCTTATGCTAAATTACTTCCTATAGCTACATATAGAACCAATGATACATTCGTAGGAGAGCATCAAGCTACTGAATGGGTTGCTTCTCTTAATGAAGATTTTAGTACTATATTAGATAGTACTGGAGATCCTATCTATAGAGATGGTTGGTATCCAGCTATAGATACAGCTAGTACTAAAATCTATGTAAAGTATAGGTTCATTAGTAATGATGTAGCATCTCCATATTCAGATAGTTTAGAGTTTACTACACCAGAAGGTTTTGTAGCTATACCAAGTTTATCTGTTATAGAAGATGGAGCTACTCCGTTACTTAAAGGTTCACCTTTTAAACTAGTAGGTAACCTTACTGGTGTTAACCATACTGCTTCTAGTTGGTCTATAATAAGAGAGTCTGATAATAAAGTTATTAAAACACTTACTATGGATACTACTAAACTAACAGAGTGGAAAGTAGAGACTGGTCTATTAGAACCTAATACATCTTATAAAGTTACATTAGTATACCATACAGATCATCCTGTGTTTAGTAAGACTAGAATAGCTATAGGTACTTATAAAACACCAGCATCTGCTATAGAGACACCTACATTAACATTTAGTTCTGCAGATGGTAAGTTTGTAGTAAATGGTACACCATTTAATGTTATATCTGGTACAGATGAACATGTATTTACTAGCTGGATAGTACGTAACTCTACATCAGCACTAGTATTCTCAGAACCTAAATCTAAAGAGCTTACTTCTATCAACCTTACTGGTGTATTAGAACCAGATAATGGTTATACTATAGAGTGTACTTATAAAGGTTCTAAATCTGCTAGTAATACAGCTAGGTTAGAGTTTAGAACACCTTCTAATGCTAATATAAACCTAACTAAAGAGATAACTCTTAAGATGTTAGAGAATGGTGATCTAGAGCTTACTATGGCTCCATTTACACAACCTGTACAGGAGAATATGTTATATTTAACATGGACTCTACAGGACTTTAATAAGAAACAAGCTGTTGAAGTTAGATTAGATAAAGATCTAGATGATAAGTATGGTAAAGAACTTAAATATACTATACCAGCTAGTAGTGTTAAAAGATACTTAGGAGCTGCTACTACTGTAGATGATGACGGTAGTAAGTATATAGAGTTTTCTGCTAAAGGTAGAGTGGTTGGAGAGAAATCTATAGCTAACTATAGTACCATATTGCCTCTTAAAGTAAAATTAACTATAGAGAAAGTAGGTAACTGGGAAGTAGTAGATAGTACCGATATGAGAGTACCAGAGCTTAAAGCTCCATTAGCTAGTGTTAATGGTACTAACTATGCTAATAGAACCACTGCTATAGAGTCTAGTTTTAGTTATGGTACATATTGGACTAAATCAGAATCTGATATGAGTAGATTAAAACAAGCTAGTTTATCTACGTTTAATATATTAGATAATGATGCTTATGCTATATGGGATATTTATCAAGGTTATAATAATAGCGGAAAAGTAGTATATGGTCAAGAACCTAGCTTTAGATATGTCTATAGTGGATTAAGACCAGATGGTACTAATAGTAGAATAGATACTTTTAAACTACCAGCTAGACTAGAAGATAATACAGAGTATAAAGTTAAAGTAACTTATGTCTATAAAGACTTTGGTGTTTATAGTATACCAGAGACTTTTACTTTTAATACTAGTGATATTTACTATAAGGTAACTAGTCTTAATGTAGATACTAGTGGTGAAAAACCAGTAGCTACTATAGAGCGTAATAATAACCAAGCTGGTATGACATTTGGTAATACTAGTTGGTATCTATACGAACAGAATGGTACTAAAGTATGGAGCTCTGAGAATAACTCTGCTAATACTACTAGTATAACTATAGACTATGCTAGCTTTGATCCTGATAAGCAATATAGAGTAGGTGCTATAGTATATGGCCCAGATGGTGTTAAACACTCTCCAGAGAGACAGTCTGATTTGTTTAAGGTAGCAAGTGAAGAAATATTATACGTATATGAAGATTTAGATAATAGATTTACGTATGGCACTAATGTTACATATGGATTAAAATTCGAATTAAGAAGGAATAATCAAAAAGTACAGATAAACGACATATCGGATTATATAGCACAGATAGAATCTAAAAACCCTATTTTCAAAATGAAAGCTGCTTACCTTCCGCAGGTAGAAGGTAAATATAAAGGAAATACTGGCAGATTACCAGTTAGAATAGCAAGGGATTATGTTTCTGAAGCTGATCATGAACGCATCGGAGATAATATAAAGGAAGGTAAACTAGAAGGGCTTGTTACTGGTACATGGACAATAAAGAAACAAAACTATACTGATACGATATGGATGTTTCTTATGCCAGAATATTCAGAGGGACAATGGGCAAACGAACAAAATCCTATTGAAGCGCCTATAGCACTACCTTCTGAGTTTGATTTAGATTTTATTATAACCACTAAGCCAAATGTAAAGCTTAAAAAGATAATGAAATCTGGTAGTACAACTGATTTATCTAGCGGTAGCCAGACAACTTATAAGTTTAATAAAAGGTATAGAACTGAATTATATCCATTAACGCATTTTAAAGGCTATAAACGATATAGTGTAAACTATATAAACTATGTAGAAAATCTAAAATATCTATACGGTAACCACAGTTTTAACTTTGTTAAATATCTTAGACATTATGTTGGCGACCCTGCTAATGCTACTAATATTTCAGATTACATACCTAAACCATACACAGGCCATAACCATCTTGTGTACCTAGGCGAAGTAGATGGTGATAAATTAAATAGGTATAATTATCAGGTTAATAAAACAGCTAGAACCAACTTTGATAGAGTCACAACGCTATTTAAAAGTAACTCTCACGATGCTCATATCTACTTTTCTGCTCGCGGTATAGGTGGATACAATATATTTACAGATTATTTAGATTATACTAAGGCAGTTAGTGGCGCGCTTCTAGCGGATATTGTAAGCACTCTTGAGTTTTTTAAAGACGACCCAAATGAAAACCATAGCCAATTTACCTGGATAAAAACTGGTGACAAAAAAGGCGCTGAAGTCCATGTTTGGACTAAAGGCTCTAAAACTAAAACACTAGAGGTATATAGGCCATCGCATTGGTTATATAAAGCACCTGGAGATGTATATGATGGCGTATCGTACCCATTTAACCCAGAACCAGCACTTGCGTCTGTTTTAGGTTTTGTTTATCTCGGTGATCCTGCACCAGCTGGTACATTTCTATTTAATGGTAATGTTGGCATAGCATATAATAAAGCAACTGATGAACACCTAAGTGATAAGAGATATTTACTACATGATGTTATAGATAACCTATTAGCACCTTCTAGTATGATACCTAGTAGATTAGAAATAAATGCTACTAATATGAGACAGCTATACGATGCTAATCGAAAGTTAAAACTAGATATGAAGTATGTACTTATGTACAAAATGCTTAAACGTGGCATACTGTTGCAAAACTCTTTCTCTGTGTATAGTGTAATGTCGTTTGCAGATTTAGAAGACTATGTTACTATAGGAGATGAATTAGCAACTAGAGGTGTTGCCGATATAAGTAGTACTACTACTAGATATGGTGGTTTTGAAGAAGATACTAGCGGTATAGATGTTGTTAGGAAAGTATATTGCGTTAGTAGGGTTAATGGCAATCCTGTTTTAACAGAAAATAAAGCTGGAGGATTCGGACTAGGTATTAGCGAATTATCTATCTTAAATCCTAGAAGAACTTTACTACCTAGTAATACTAAAATAAACCATTTAGGCAATTATAATAGTGGCTTCCGTACAACATGGACATATGCAATGGGAGATGGCAGCGAGATTTCTAAAGATATAGCAACGCCCTTAGGTTTAGAAGCAGGCAGTAATTATGAAGCTGTATATAATGCTATGGCTAGTAGTGATTTTGAAGACAATAGTGTACTACGACGTATGGTAACTATGCTAAAATTTGAGCCTATTATGCCAGACGCATTTAGCATTATAGATGCTACTATAAAAGATACTGGTGGTGTTATTAATAGTGATTTTACAGATTTACAAACCGAAGGTCAAGATCTTACTATTATTGGTAACAGAGGTATGGGGTCTTACGCATATGAAACCGCCGGAGCATCAACAACACGTGACAGTGATGAAAGAACAGGGGATGGTGGTGTTGAAAATATATATAACTCTATCATATCCCTAAATCGTGCAACCTTGAATAGTTATGCTTATAAAGCATACCATATAAATATTGATCTAGCGATTATGGGTGGTTATATTAATACTGTTAAAGATAAAGGGTTCTTTAACCAAGCTATCTTACCGGATTTAACATCTAAAGGTATAACAAGTGGATATAACACTATAGATAAATGGCATGTCTACGCATGGCACGGGTTTATGCTATTCCTACCTAATAAGAAACTATTTACTGTAAATAGTGGTACTGGTATAACAGAGTATATAAATAAAGTACGAACAGGTGAAGCCATTCTTACTATGGACTATACATTTGAGCAACCAGATGCTAATGGTGGCGTTAATATAGTTAAGAACCTTAAACCTATACTATTAATCGATAATGGTGATGGCTACTTTGGAGAAACTATGCTAGATATGGTTAGACGTACTAGGTTCATAGAGAATGATAAGTTCCAAGGCTTTGGAAAAGAGCTTTCTTATAGGATGTCTAGAGCAGATGCTGAAAATCTATATGGAGAGATAGTAACATCCCTAAGCGGTAGGTTAAGACTAAATAAAAATTCTGAGTTAGGATATGATTATTTAGATTGGAACGATGCTTCAGCTCCAGCTGGTTGGTACTTAGCATTCATATCTCTACCAGATGCTCCATACACTACAGGTGTTAATGTTAAAGATTACAATGAAACAGCTGAAGTATCGGATAGTCTATGGAAGAAAGATCCAGTATCTGTTGGATTTAACGCTGAAATGTATGTACATACAGATACGTTATAACCATAATTTATATAGAGTAAGAACCTATATGGTTCTTACTCTATACTTTTTTATCTTCTATTTCAAAATAGTAAAAGTTGAAACTCTTATGCGTTACCATACTAAATGTAGTGTATATATCTCCTTTACTATTCTTTTCTAAGTATTTACATATACTACCTATCAGTGGTGTTATACCATTTAAAAACCAATTTACTATTAGTATAGCATTCTCTGCTATTTTTATATCTATATCATCACTACCTTCAGTACTTAAATATAGATCAGCTCTATCTTGCGCTATAGTAGTCATAGTTATAAACTCTACTATATCAAATTTACCATCAGCTTCTATTTCATGTCTATAGCATACTATAGCTGTTATTAAACTATTTATTATAGCTAACATCTCTATAGTTACTCTATTATCCACATCTGGTATCATATCTAGTTCTTTTAACCCAAATAGATCTAAAGTAGTAGCGTTTACTAATGGCATATTTAGAGATTTCATATTAGTGTTCATAAAGCCATTTACAAGCCCTCTAGGAGCATTTTGTTCTTTAAGTAATACTTTTATTATACCTCTATTATATTTCGTTATATCAGGCTCTTTTGCTGTTATACAGCAGTCGTAATAATCTTTTAATTTTTTATATAATCTAGCCATCTTTATTATAGTTTTCATAATCTTCCTTACTTTATCATTTCTCTTAATATAGCATAAAAAATATTAGAGTATGAGTAATAGTACTCATACTCTAACTATAGATTATATATGCTAGTGTACCTAGTATGCTAGCGCCAGCTACTATAATATTAACCATAAGACTAGTTAGTATTATAGAGCCCCAGCTTACTTTCTCTGGTACAAAATCTGATAAACCAGCTTGATAAGCTTTTTCTATCTCAGCTTTAAGCGTGGTAACTACCTCTCTTTTATCTATAAAGACACCATCCCTGTAGTTGAGAGAGTTCATAAAGTCATACCATTTATCGTCTCTATAACTTATGATAAACTCCTTACTAAGTAAATGTATCTTATAATATACTGTTATAAGATCAAAAAAAAATAGTATAGAAGTACTAGAGCTCCTATAGGAGCTCTAGTGGATTAGTTACGATACTCTTCTACTTCACTACCGTTAACTACAAACAAGACTTTATTAGAGTCAGCCGTAGTAAACAGCATATCAGCAGCATACACTGCATCTGTAAGAGCAGGTTCGTTAAACCTACCTCTTACTATCTCTAAAGCAGCAGGCACTGTTATAGCTTTAACTTGAGTAACTTTACCCTCTGTTAAAGCTATGTCAAGGCGATATTGGTGCATAGCCAATATTGCCTTTTTACGGTTGCTAGGCATATTGCCCATACCTAGCATCTTTTTTACGTCCTCAATCTCAGAGGCTACTGTTTCATAAGCCTCTGAGTAGACACCAACCAAAGGTCTATCAATATCGATAGACCTATCTACTTTAACGTTTAGTAGCTCTGGTTTAAGAGCTACTTCCTTAATCTCTTGTATTTCTTTAAAGAACATCTTTACACTCCTTATCTTATTTATTTTAGTTCAATCACGTGTACTTGTTTATCATAAACACAGTACATGTTTTCTCTATTTCTGTCCATAAAGATCACATCTGAAGCCCTTATAGTTTCAGCTGCATCGCCTATTTCTTTTTCATCATATAGCACTTGTAATTCGCTATATGCAAATGCATAGCGTACTGATTCGATTTTCATATACTTACCAGTCCTAAAAGCTTTTTCTTTTAAGAACGAATAGAATACTAGTATAGATTCTATTTGGTTTGGGCTTAGCCCATGTTTATCTTTATTCAACTCTTCTTTAACCATCTGCTCTTCTCTTAGAGTTTCACGATAGCCTAAGCTAAACTCACCAACTGCTCTAACTGGCAATTCAGCGTTTATATCTAATAGCTTTTCTCTAGCTGGTTTTCTAGAGTCTATCTGTATATTTGTTAAGTAACTACCTACATTTTCTTTAAGTAACATCTTTTTACCTTTCTATAGTGTTAAAATAATCTAGCTACTATATAGACTTAAGTCTATATAGTAGCGCCTAATATTTAGTTTTTGTTACTATACCATCTTTTACTAAGTATAGTAACCTCTTAGAAGCATCAATATCTTTAAAGATCATATCTGCTTCTTCTATATCCGCTAATAAAGTTTCTTTATTAGAACAGCAGGCAAATCTAGCTAAACTCTTAGCCTCATATCTGCCTATTTTAGCGAAGCTAAAGTATCTGCCTGCTCTAGCTTCAGAAGCTCTATAAGTATACATAGCTTCTGTATAAAACTTGGTCTCGGTATCTATACCGAGTTGGTCCATAATCTCAACAGCCTCTCTATACTCTTCTAGAGCTTTTATATACATCCCGCATACGGGACATATTTTTTTATTAGTATCTGCAAAACATGGGAATATTGTTTCCATGCTGCCTCCTTCTTTGCCTAATGTTCGTTCACTCTAAGAGATTAGATAGATAATCTAATTCTCTTATTGTAAACTACGTTATTAATTGTGAAACGAAGGAATTCTCTTCCTTCGTTAACTTCGTATCTAACACCTTTTCTATTTCCAAGTAGTTGACCTACTTCTGAAATAGACCATTTGTCAACTCCAGCCAACGCTGGGTTGGCAACTATTTTCTTTACAATGTCCTCAGTTAGCGTACTCATTAACATGGTACTCTCCTTTATCAATTTGAATTTTATGTTTAAGATAATATAATACTAAGTTATACTATATTAAACGTAATGAGCTATCTTGGTTCTTTTATAAACCAAGATAGCTTTTATATGCTAGTAACCTAGCAATTTATCTAACTGCTGTAGTTTAGGAACTACAGAAGCTAAATATTGTTTAGCTTGGTAAGATCTAACATCTAAACTGTGGAGCTCAGACTGGATCTTACCAGCAACTCTGGCAGTAGCTAACTGGTTATTAGCTACTGCTTTACTTTTAACTCTATCTGTTAAAAGTATAACGTTGTTAATATCTAACATCTTTTTCACCTCCTTTCTATAAGATTGGAGAATATAAGAGACTACATGGAGATTAATCTCCATGTAGTCTTATTTTAACCCACTAGTCTTGTTAACTGGTGGTTTATATGTTCTAGGTTATCTATCCAGCCATATTTATAACGTTGAAGATATGTGTTGTTGTCTAAACTAGAAAGTTTGTTTATATCTTCTTCTATAAGGTCTAGCTGTTTAGATAGTCTAACAGAATCGCTATTAGAATACTTAGGTAGCTTATTTCTAATAGAGAGAAATAAGTAATCAAACCTATTTTCCAATGGACCTGTTTCTAGAAAGTCTAGTTCCATTTGGCACCTCCTTTCTATATTATTTAGTAAGGAGATTATTAAGCCTATCTAGAGTACTTAGTGTACTCTAGATAGGTTATATTTGTTCTCTTTACTATATATATAATATATAACTGTTTTTTCGTCACTTTGATACCTTCATTCGCTTCGCTCATTCGGTATCCTAACGACACTCGTTCACTACGTTTACTCCTGTTGTTTAGACACCTTTAGTATTAAAGCTTTTTATATACTTAAATAAAAAAAATATAAATGCTACAGATAGACTCTACATAGAGTCTATCTGTAGTTTAAGGTTAATAGAATATATACTTTACTAGCATATTGCAGCAGTATAATATAGCTATTATAAACACTACTGCTATAGCTGTATCTATTAAGCTATAGTTATATTTAATTATTCTATATAGTATAGATATTGATAACAATAAACATATTAAGTATATAGTCCTTATTGCTACTCTTTCGAACATATATTAAGCCTATGTTTAGTCATCTAGATTAAGATCATCTAGGTCTAGATCCATCTTAACAGCTGCTTTACTATAGTCAGCTACGTTACCTTCGAAGAATAATGTTTTAGTAGCAACTTCACCACCTTTAACGTGGTCTTTAACAAGCTTAAGTAATGGGTTATCTTCTTTACTATGGTCTTCGTATACTGGTGGTATACCCATATTCTTACAAACCTCATTAGCTTGATTCTCTATAAAGACTTTAATAGTTCTATCTGAGAATCCTAATATAATACCATTAGCTACGTAGTTAGTCCATCTTTTTTCTGCTTCTGAAATCATACGTATCATAGCATGTGCTTTCTTAACTACTTCTTCTGGTACTACACCATTAAAAGACTCTTGTATCGCTGTTCTAAATATATTAGCAAACAGCGGTACATGGCTTAAAATCTCATCTTTTGCACCTGGTTGTTCTATATAGCTCGTTAGGCTATATACTGTTAATTTAATAACAGCTATACATTACTGTATAGAGCAGACTATATCTTCATCCTTCTTATCTAACTAGAGATAAGCTAGGAGCCTTTCCATTTCGGGTAGACTACTACCCTACTCTACTCAGTTCTACATAACATATCGCTATGTTACTTACCTTTTCGATAGTCGTTTGACATTTTATGTATTTATTGTTGTGTGTTGTTGATTATATCACGTGCGTCTTTCCAATATTTACCCTGTCTTATTTTGGTAGCTACACTTGAACAAATACCATATTTCTTAATAAGATCACTAGGTGCATAATACTCGGCATCTTTAATAATCTCTATTCTGGTCTCTAGTGGTATTTTAGGTTTATATTGCCCATTATTACCATCTGGTATTGTTAAGCCTTTAGTTTGATCGGTATCCCATAAATAGCCCCAGCGTTTTTTGTTACGTATATCAGAAACCGCGCGATCGTTTATACCTGTAAGTTTTGCTACTTCGCAGTTAGGCTTACCTTCTGATAATAATTTAATAGCTTCTAGAACTTGGCTCTCTTTATATTTAGAACTTGCGCAACGTTCGCCTATAGGCGGATTCATTAGTCCCTCTTTTACGGCATGTTGTATGTTTTCTTTTGGAGTAACCCATTCTAGATTATTAACACGATTATTAGTTTTATCGCCATCTATATGGTTAACCATAGGTTTATTCTCTGGGTTAGGTATAAATGTTTCAGCCACTAGTCTGTGAATGTTATAGTTTCTAATTTTCTTATTATTATCCGATATAGAAACATATGGATACAGATCTTTACCTAGTGACATTGCACGTTTATTTTTAATTATAACAGGTTTCAACTCTATACCTAATTTAATCTTAGCAAAACTAAATACTTTGCCAGTGTTACTGACTTTATAGTTTTTAGCCCAAGGTAATGTTTTATACTCTTCTTTAATCAACATTATTTAGCTCCTTACATTTTCAGTATCGAGCAACAAATATAATAAATACATATCTTAGTAAAGGATTGTCCTATCTCTAGGAGTTTCCCTTTTTAGGAAAGGTTTTATATTCTTATAAAAGAATCATAGGTTTCCCTATGCCGAGACTACATTAGACTATACTATATTTATTACTCAAATATAGTTTTTCCGGGCAGTGCATGCCCGATAGGGAAATCTCGGAAATCATCTCTGAAGTTCCAACCATGGCATCTTCTATAGAAAAGAAGAAAGCAAAACCACCTAAGAACACAATATTCTCTAAGCAATTGTTAGCTACAAATGCTAACAATAGATCTTCTTCTGTAGGATCGTCAGAGTTATATAACATCTGATACATATCAGCAACAGCTTTATTCTTAAGAGCTAGCTCTTCGTCGTATTTCCACATAGTGTATATTCTATCGGTATCTTGGCAAATATCTTCTGCCATAACACTATAGCTATCACTATGTACACAGTTACCAGTTAATGAAACTTTACCATTATGTCTACATACGAATAAGCCGCCGCTAACAGTAGGGCAGTATACTAATGTATCCATTTCTACTCTAGTTATAGTAAAGTCGCTTACTTGTTCACGTGTAATTTCTATAAGTCTAGAATCAGGTAGCTGGTTACCTATTTTGTATATAGAGTATAAGCTTAAAGCTTTTCCAACTACATTATGGAAACTATATATATCTTTAGCTTTCTTTATACGTAGTTTACCATTATATATAAATGGTATTCTATGGCCTTTAGTAACTACTTGTGATATTTTATCACTTTCTATTTTATATAGAAATTCATTTACGTGCTTAGTAGTCATAGTAGTTACATTAGCATAATAGAACTCTAGATTTTCATTAGTAGATAATATTCTATCTCCTACCTTAAGTTCATCTAGCCTAATCCACTTACCTTCTTCTAATAGAACCTCTGTATCACCTACCATACACTCTTCTGCTGCCTGTTGTATTAAGCAAGCGTTTACTATAGGGCTAGTAACAAAACAATTGATTCTTTCTACGAGCTGGCTAGATTGAATACTATCATTACTAATAAGCTGTGCTAATACTAGATCGTAAGACTTTTTCATCTTAGGATCCAACTTAGGATAGTTTACTTTATCCTTACTAATATTGACTTGTTGTGGGCATTATCTTAAATAGGTTCGCTATACCTATCCATACTAAAACGTATGCTCTAAGTTACCTTAGATGTTGAGACTATATCATGTTCTAATATATAGAACCCAGGCACTTCGGGCCCGCTTGGGCCCTACTCTACTAGCTTTAATACAAAACTATGTACCATCTGATTATTACAGCACAGATGTGATTATCTTAATAAGTTATTAAGAATAGCTTTCGATAGTCGTTGAACTTTGAAGATGTTTCCATTTTTTATTGTTTTTAATCTTAGATATAGTAGATGTTGTAACGTTATACTGTTTAGCTAGTTCAACACCAGTAAGATATTCTAATTTTGTTTTTATATCCTTAACATCTTGTTCAGATAGTTTACAATTTGGGTTTCTTACACCTCTTGCAGATTCTGAATTACTTTTAGAATCTCTTAATCCTATCTTATAAGCATGTTTTTGATTTTCCGCATTTGTGCACCATTCTAAATTAGTAACACAGTTATCACTTCTGTTACCGTTAATATGGTTTATTTGCGGTTTATTATTTGGGTTAGGAATAAAAGCGTTAGCGACTAATCTATGTATACGTAAATCAGTAGCTTTACCGTTTACATAAATGTATATTCTTTTATAACCCTTTAAATCTCTTGGAGATAAAAACTTATTAGTTTTATCGTTACGAACTCTTCCTAAATTACTAACACTGTAATTTTGGTTTATATCTAATTTCTTAAAAATTTCTACATCTTCCTTAGCTGCTGATTGTCCTATAGGATGTTCCAGCAATTCACCTGGTTTTACTTGGTCCTCCACGTATGCTCCTTATAGCATATTGTTATTTAAACCAAGTTCTATCTCTCATATTGCGATAGATTTCTTGTGCCCACTTTTGTGGACATCTGTTAAAGTTAAATATACCATTTGGATTACCGCCAATAACTTTAGCTTCCATAAAGTCTTCGTCAGAACTATAGTTATATATTAACTTACGTTTAATATGTTTAGACATATTAACTCCTTTCTATAAGATTTAATTTAAAAGATTCTATATCTTCTATATAAATAATATCTATTTAATTTTTTGTCATACTGACATTAAATATAGTACTACTAGAGTAACACTAAGGTTACTCTAGTAGTATTTTAATATAACATTTAGTTAGCACAATTCTCACAAACTGTAGTATCACCTTTAGCTACAGTATCGCTATTCTTTCTAGCTTTAGCTCTAAAGTAATACAATGTCTTAACACCTTCTTTATGTGCTAATAGTATTAGCTTAAGTAAAGCTATAGGCGTAAATGGTTTACCTTTATACTCGGCTGTAGGATCTATATAGAGACTATGGCTTATACCCATATCTATATACTTTTGTCTTATACCAGTCATTCTGATAAGATCTGCTTGATCATACTCATAAGCTGTTCTATAATGGCTTACATTGTTTATATCTATATTAGGAGCTACCATCTTATAAGTACCTACTTTAGAGTTCTCTACATAGAGTCTATCGAATACTGGTTCACAACTAGCTGTAGTACCTGCTAATAGACCAGATGCGGTATTAGGAGCTATAGCAAGCCTATAGAGATTTCTTACAGATGGATCTATCTCATTACCACCTTTCTCTTTAGCAAGCTCTTCTGTAGCTTCATCTACAGATTTTCTAATAGTACCATATGTATCATGTAGCCACTGTTCATGTTCTTTACTACCATAGTATATATTAAGAGTAGCTAATCTTTCAGCTTCACCTACAGCACCTAGTCCAGTAGATCTAGTAAGCTTTTGTCTAGTAGCTGCTCTATCAGAACTATATGTAGTAACATCTATAATGTTATCTAGTGCTCTTATAGCTAGTTTAGAAGTAGCTATTAAGTTTTCTTTATCTGTTAACCTAGCTAAATTAAGAGCTGCTAAGTTACATACGAATGTGCTATTAGCGTCATCTGGTTGGAATACTTCCATACACAAATTAGGATGCCTAATGATACCTAACTCTTTACCATACTTATGCTCTTTATTAACAGTATCTTTAAAGTATATAAAAGGCATACCTTCTTTAATATAGCTCTCTAGTATCTTAACAGTAAGCTCTACTACAGGTATAGTTCTAGTATACGGATTAAACTTACTAGGATCTTGTGTAAACTTAGCTTCATACTCTTCATATTTAGCTTTAAACTCATCTCCATATAGCTCTGTTAGTTCTGGACAATCATGTGGATCGAATAGTGTCCATGTACTATTAGCTTTTATACGCTCTATAAATAGATCTGACATAGATACGGTAAGGAATAGGTCTTGGGCACGTCTGCGATCCTCTCCCTGTTTTTTGCGTAGATCTATAAAATCGAATATGTCTATATGCCAACTCTCTAGAGTAACATTGAAAGCTCCAGCTCTTCTCATTTGCATTCTGTTTAGTTCGTTAGGCTAAACACGCTTATATAAGCTGCTTATAGTTTCCTATAAGATTAGACTATATCTTTACCTTAGCATAACTAAGGTACACCCCATTTCCATCTTACTTAAGATGTATACCATATAGTTCTATATATGGGTTTACTAGTCGTTGATCCTTACTATAATTTATAGTCTTGGATGCTGATTAACATATTAAAGTCTCCCAGCAATTAAAGGTGTTCTGTAATAACTAATTACTTAGTTATGCGGCAAAAGATCTACCGCCCTGATTCACAGCTAGTGCTATATCGTTAAATATCTTAAGGAATGGTATAACGCCACCAGCTACATTCTTAAACTGCATTAGCTTACTACCTAATGCTCTTATTCTAGATGCGTCTATACCCCATCCAGATAGTGCTTTACTACCGAATGCTACTTCTTTAGCAGTATCGAATATAGATTCTAATGTATCTTCCATAGAGGTACCTAAACAACTTGCAGTACCTGCTCCTTTGATTCTACCACCACTATTGATAGGCGTAGCCATAATCAACTCTAATTTAGAAGTTCTATTATATAGCTCTTTAACTTTATTTATTTTATCTACTTCATTCTGCATAACAAACATAGCTACTACCATATGTAAGTGTTGTGGTAGTTCTACTATTCTACTATCTTTAACAGCTAGGTATCTTTCTATCATAGTTATGACACCTGGATAGTCCATAAGTAGATCTCTAGAGCTATCTATATATTGATTTAACTCTAATATGTCTTCTTCTGTATATTTATTTACAAAATCTGAGAATATATCTTTATAGTTCGTTAGATAGTCTAATAAGGTTACTTTCTTATATATATCTCCAGATCCTGATTTACCATACTCTCTTTCTATAGTATGGTATAGATCATATAGTCTAAGTCTAGCAGCTACGTAGGTCCATTTAGGAGCATCTATATCTATCTTATTAAGAGCTGTTCTTATAAGACTATTTTGAATATCAGTAGTCTTAATACCATCTGTAAACATAATCTTAGCAGATAGCTCTAAATCCTCATAGCTAGTACCAGCTAGTCCTTCACAAGCAGGTATAGTCTGCTTCCTAATGTTCTCGATATTCAGCTCTTCGAGCCTACCGTCACGTTTTTGTACTTTCAAAAGTAACCTCCTGTTGGTATTATTATTGTTCATATACGATATAAGAGATCCAACAGATTTTATCGGTTGGATCAGGTATAGGAAGTTTCTAAATTTACTAAAAAAATAAGATAGTGCTAGCTAGAGTACATATGTACTCTAGCTAGTGCGATTAATTCTCTGTCTTTTTCTTTCTACCACGTTTAGGCTTAGTAACAGAGTTACTATAAACCTCTACTGGTTTAGCTACAGTGTTAGATTCGTTTAGCATAGTTAAGTCATCTAGGGTTAAGTTGTCTAGACGACCAGCTGGTACTACTGGTAGAGTTAAGTCTACCAGCTCTCTACGTACTTGTAACCTATTAGCTAAACTATCTATAAAATCTGTTAGTGGCGTACCTATTACACTACCACCAGCTTTTACAAGATGTGCTATAAACATAAATTGCGCTTGACCTATAATATCAAATGTTATAGTATAATCAGCTAGTGTAGGTAAACCACCCTTCGGTATAAGACTATGCATAGTTTCATAGTAGCACAATACAGATTCTTTATCTATAGCTATAGAAGCAGGATTATAGTCTAATCTTAGCTCTAGTATAGTATTGAATAGTTCTCTACATATAGTTAGTATCTTATTACTATTTCTACTAGAGTCAGCTTCTAAAGATAGAAATAATGCTAAGTATGGTGTTACGCATATAGCTTCTCTTATTGTAAACTCCAACTTAGGATTAATCCTAACATACTCAGTTTCGCTTACTGGCACACTAAAAGGTGATTTATTATAAGATGCACCATCAGTAACATCTGTTCTACATAGACTTATTATATCACTATCATTAAGCATGTATACGTGGTTCATCTTAGGTAGTGCTTTAATAAATAGCTCTTGTAAACTTACGATAGTCTTAGACCTAATAAGATCCATTACTCTAATCGTATAGTTTTTAGCTATCTGTTTAGGTACATGATACCTTATAGACATAACACTAACTAAAGAATCTAAATCTTGGTTAAGTTGTAACCCAGCCTCTTCTAAACCACTATAATCTGTTAGTAGCGCAGAAAAGTAGTCTGAAGTACTATTGTTAGCTAATAGCTCTTTATAGAGTTTAGTTATACCTTTATATAGATCTTTAATAAAGGCTAAAGTATCTTCAGAGCTATCTGTAACTAGCATAAACTTTCTATAGTACTTATCTACAGTATTAAAGAACTTAATATCAGATTCTTTAATACTACCTGATGTAAATAAGCCTTGCTCTATATACTTATCTTTTACTTTCTTAGTAAGACCTATAAGATCTTTAGGTCCGTTTACTTCTGCTGTACGTGCCATACTATTACTCCTTACCTTCTAGATCGCCATACTTATTATCTATTAGCTTAAATAGACCTAATGTGCATATTATACATACTACAACACCTGTTATTTGTTCTCCAGTAGTATATATTAGTAAACCTATAGTAACACTTACTACAAGTGCTACTATTCTTAGTAATGATCCTATTAAAATATTCATTTCTAACTCCTTATTTAGTTTTATTAGTTTTTACTAGTAGATTCTTATTAGCTTTCTTAGGCTTAGAGAATACAGACTCTATATACTTAACTAGTTTAGGTTCTATACCTTCTAGTGTGTATATAGTATTATCTGTTAGATCTACTATATGGTATTCTGTAGTAGGAAACTTAAACATAATCCTAGTAAGATCGTAGTTACCTACTAAACTATTAACTTCCGCTACTATAGTAACACAGTTACTAAGAAAACCAGATGTCTTATTTCTTAACATAACATCTACATCTTCTATAGTAAAGTCATATACTAATGTAGCTCCAGTAGTTAACTTTCTAGATATAGAAGAACAACAACCATCAAGGCTAGAAGTATCTAGCCCTGATAGGTCGTTGACTAATATTAAATCATGTCGTGTTAGTAATTCATTAAGTTTCTCTAGAGTTACTTTACTAAGTAATCTAGGTTTTCTAGTATAAGTTCTATTCAGATACATTGTTTTCCCTTTCTATAACTTCTTTTAATCTATAATAAACTTCATTAACATGTTTATTATACTTCTGTAGTATCTTATTAAGATTACTATCATATTTAGCTATAGCTATAAAAGCATTAGCAAACCTTACAAACTCATGCTTAGAATAGAACCAAGTAGGCTCTACGAATACATCAGTCTGTTCACATTCAAACTGTGGTACATTATCTAAGTAAGTACTAACCTCTACTATAAATGGTCTAAACATATCAGATAGCATAGTATAGCAGCTAGTATTAAGAGCTGGTATAAGCTTATCTTTTATATTAGAGTAAGCATACTTATTTATAAGCTCTACAGTTAGTTTCTCTACATTCCACTGTCCTAACTTACCTAGTACAGAACTAAATACTCTATCTTCAGATGGATGCTTAAGTAGCATATAGAGTAGTTCATTACTAAGTCTTTTAGTAGCTTGTTCTACTAAATGATCTTCTAGTTGACTATTTAGTTTCATTTAGCACCTCTTCAGCTTTCTTACCAGTATGTGCTTCTAATGTTTTAACTAGAGTTTCAACATCGTTTATACCAAACTTATCTAGTATATAGATCATATCACCCTTTGTAGAGTTCAACGCCATTCTATATAGAAATATATAAGCTATTAACAATATAGTGTTAGTAATTAGCTTAAACCATTCTAATATAGTAGCATTATTAGTTATAAACTTATCTAGATTTGCATATACCTCTATTAGGTTATTTACTATAGCCATAAAGCCAATAACTATTGCTACTAATATTAATATAGCAACAAAGTATTTCTTTATAAACACCATTATAACTCCTTTAGTATCTCTTCTAGTTTATCATCTACTTCATAGTCGTTAAACCTATAGCTTAGATCGAACTCTTCATCATGACCTAACTTAGGTATAACTTTATAACCTACTATGTGTATATCATTGTTTATATCATGTTCTTTAAACAACTCATACTCTTCGTTATCCATAAGTAAGCTAGGTAGCGCTACTATATCTAATAGTCTATGATCATAACCTGTCATAGTTCTATATGATAACTCAGAGTCTTTATACTCGGATAGTTTAGATTTTACACTATCTACTAGAGTAGAGTCTATATGATCTCTAATAGCTCTATTCATATAGCTAAACTCTTGAGTTTTAACCCAGCTACCTAATACAAATACTTCATCAGCTTTTACTATAGAGCTAAATAACTGTACTAGTTTAGCTCTTAGTTCTATCTTATCTAATGTTATCTTAGTTATAAGTTCTGGGCTTACTATATCACTCTCTATGTCGTACATAGAGTTATCTCTCCATACATCGTTTATATCTGTACATAGTGTTACTATATTACTTATTAAGCTAGGCTGGACATTATCTACTCTAGCTCCTAACGCAGCTGTAATATCTACTAGTCTACTATCACCGTTGATATTAATAAACTCTGTAAGACCATACATAAGTTTAGCTCTATCATCAGGTTCGTCTAGTTCAATATCAGCATTAGCTACATAGATTATAAAGTCTGATATATTAAATACACTATATATACCATCAAACCCATTATAGTTCAATACCTTCTTACCACTATCTTTAAGTAACTGTGCTACTTTATCTCCAATAACCAAAGTAGCTTGACTTCTATCGGAATCAACTTTAATCAACATCTTATCTCCTTACGTTAAAAAATAAGTTATAGGTTAGCTAATATGCTAACCTATAACTATCTTATTTTTATTTACAAACTCTACTAGTACTTTATAATTATCTAATGTTTTTACATTATAATAATCTAACCTAGTAAAGCAACTAGCTAATCTTTCATACCTATCTATATCTTCATAGTAGCCATGTTCTCTAACAGTCTGTTGTAATACTCTCATATACGATAGTATCTTACTAAAACCATTCTTATTATAGTCTACCATAGGTTTATAGATAGCTTCTAAAGGATCTACTATTTCGTAATATGTACTAACGAATCTATTATAGATCTCTATACGGATTTGATCTATAATATCATCTGCTACTAAATACATATAGCCTTCTGGTAAGTTTCTACGTTTACCTATAACCCTAAATAACTCTGGTATAGCATACTGTAGAGATTTCTCTCTCTTATGCAATATAGTATTAGTTTTTCTATTATAAGCCATCATAGCGTTAAGAGATGGAGTAGTTTTAGATTTAGGTCTAAGTGTATCTAAAATATATCTAACCATCATGTTAGCTTCATCTTTACTAAACATACCCATATCTATCACCTACCATTCATAGCTTACGCCATCTACAGGTGTTAAACGTGACCATATCTCTTTACGTTCACCATCGATTAACTTAGGAACACGCATAAGCATAGAACCATCTTTAAAGACTACTAACCCAACCCATAATGGTTTAATACGATCTTCTGGTAGTATATTGTTATACATTAGTTTATCTTTAGGCCATTCTATATCTGTTATGTTAGATATATTTCTATGGCTTATACTAACACCCAAATCTTTATTAACTAAATCAAAAGTAGCTATCTGGTTATATTTACAACCTATAGCATCTATAGTCTCTTTAGCTATATTAGACATTGATTCAGTGCTATGTCCGAATGAAACTATAATCTCATCTCCACAAGTAGAGACTCTAACTTTACCTATAGCTTTAGTAATCTTTTCTAGAAATAGATTATACAACTTTTCACTATTACCAGTAGTATCACTATCTTTACGTTTATGTAAAGATTTAAGCACTATCAATATGTCCTCTATGGTTTCTACTGGTATGTAGATTAAATCGCTATGTGTACTTAGTTTAGCTGCATACACTGGCATAAATGCATTATATACACAAGTTCTAAACTGCTCTATAACAGAACTAGTTAGATTGTATAGTTGTTCGCTATCTACGTTAAACTTTCTTTTAGCCCAATCTAATAGCTTATAGTAGCTATCTAAGCTATCGCTATAGCTAAAACTACTGTTAAGCATAATAACATGATTAGGCTTACTAAGCTTCTTCAAGCTTTCATATGTTACTGGAGAGAATCCAGTAATATGATGGTTAATTCCATCTACTATTCTTTTAGCAAATGCTATATCTATATTCTTCATTTTTACACTCCTTACGTTATATTGTGTTTATTAACTAAATAACCAATGAAAGAACCCTTTAGACTTCTTCTTAGCTTGTTCTAGCTCTAGTTTAAGTCTTTCGTTCTCAACTTTTAATCTCTCTAACTTATCGTTAACAGATTGTACGGCTTTAACTTCAGCTTCTTTACGCTCTGCTTCTTTACGTTCTATCTCTTTACGCTTACGCTCCTTTATTATAGCTTTAGATATAATTTCATCTTTCTTACGCTTTATCTCTTCTCTAGGTATAGAAACAACTTCATTATGATCTTCTACTTTAATACCTTTACTTTTTAGTAACTGTATAAACTTATAATCTAAATCATATACAGGCGTATTTAAATCTGATGTTTTATCACCTGTGTATACTATAGTAGATTCTTTTACGAAATCGAATATCCTATTAATAAATATATCTATAGGCATTTCACCGCCATTAGGTCTAACATCTTCCATTCTTGTTAAAAGTTCTTTAACAGTTACAGTATTATCAGTTAGAACACCAAAATAAGTTTGTGACTGATAGCCAGGATTAACATCGTATATAACCCTAACAAAAGCCATCTTAACAGCTGGTAAGAACCTATTAGACATAATACTTATATAGTCCTCTAGATCGCTATATTTACCACCGTCTAGCTTTTCTAAGTAGACAGATGGATCACCTTTCATAAACGTTACTAGAGTATCTAGATCGTTTAATAGATACTCATTTTTAAATTCATCCAGGAATTCATTTTCTGCTTTTAATGTAGCCTCATTTCGCATACTATATCCTTTTATTATCAACTTTAATACTAGCCTAATATAGGCACCTCTTACGTTATATTACATCTACTATCGGTACTTACTATAGAAATAGAGTAGAGAGTAACCATATAGGTTACTCTCTACTCGTATAACGTAAGTTGATAATAAAATGTAAAGAAGAATAATATTTATCTTATTCTTCTTATATAAATAATATCTAACTGAATATTTGTCACTTAGATACTATATATACTATTTAAAAGTATCTGGTATGTCAGCTGCTTTATTTATCTTACCTATAGATTTTACTAAATAGCTATTATAGTTTTCATAACCTATCAGTAAGTTATTAAATAACATAACAAAGCTTCTTACAGCTATCTTAGCATTTTTAAATAGGTATAGTTCTTTACTATACTTATCTAGTAAGCTAGTAAGGCTTTGTTCTTTATTATCTAAGCTCTTAGCTAATCTCTCTATACTAGCTATATCATTACTAAGATCTGAATATTGTTTTTCACAACTAGTAAATGCCCTCTCTAGACCATTTAGATCATGTACAAATGTATCGTTCTTCTTAAGCATCTCTTGTAGAGAACCTTCAGTTACCATATAGAATTTTTCATATGCAAACTGGACATTTTCGCTATCACTATCTTTAAAAGTTTCATCTAGCTTAATAGTAATAAAGCTGTTATCACTTTTAGGTACTATTAGTGCTTTACTTCCATCTGAAATATTAGAAGTCATAGCCCATTCGTTTCTGCCATAGAAAGTTACTTTTCTCTTATTAAGAGCTTTAAGACCTTCTATAGCATCTTCAAATAGTGTTATAACGGTTTTAGCTACCTCATCTTTATCTGCAAATGCATCTAAAGCTAACTTCTCAGCTTGTCTAGCTTTTTCTATTTTAGCTAATAATATTTGTATATTATCCATTAGTTTAGTAGTAGTATCGCATACTAGTTTTATAGCTTTAGGATAGAACTCTGCTAGCTCTTCTGGTTTATAGAAACTATATATAGTATCTGAGAATGCATTCTCTTTATTAATATTATCTAATATAGCATCAGCTGCAAACTTAACATAAGTGTTATAAGATACAGCATTACCGTATTTTGGGTCTCTGTCAGCTTTAGTATCCTCAAAGCTAGTATTATAGAATACACTTGGTGATACATACTTAGTTTTTCTAGATACTTCTTTCATAACCTCTTCGTAGAACTTAGCTTGTTTAGTCTTATTAGACCACACTATAGATCTATAGAAACCTTGTATATGTTTAAAACCAGACCTAATAAGCTCTGCTAGCTTAGATAGTATACTTAGTATCCATTTCCATATCTTCTTAGCAGAATCTTTAATAGTATCTAATACTCCTTCTAACTCTACTTTAAGATCTGATAATGTATTTACTTTATCATTTCTCATAGACTCTAGAGATAGTTTACTAGTAGATTCTAAACCTAGTACTTTTCTATAGTGTCTTAAAGATTCTTGCGCTACTGCTATATCTTCCGGCTCTATAGTATCAGGTTCTTCTAGTTTCTCTTCTATAGTATCTATAGTATCAGATACTTCATTTTCTAGACTATCTACTTCTTCACTAGCCTCAGTAGCTTCTTCTACTTCTTTCTTAACATTAGCTAAGTCTTGAACTAGCTCTGTATTATCTTCTAGAGTATTATCTTCTAGTAGTTCTTCTGTATCAGACTCTAGATTCATATTTTGTATATATTTTCTTATACTCATATTCTAATTCCTTTAAAAAATAAAGAGCTAGAGATAAGCTCTCTAGCTCTTCTACTTTATTAATAAAAGTTATTACTTAGCTTCTGCTGCTTTAGCTGCTGCTTTAAGGAATACTTTACCATAAGCATTAACAAAGCCGAATGCTGAGCTAGATAGAATCTTAGCACATTTTACAAATACTTTAGAAACTTCTTTAGCTAGTTTAGCTTCTTCTTTAGTAGCGTTCTCTTTCTTAGCTACAGCTTTAGTTTTAGCATCAACTTTCTCTAGAGCTTTAGGGAATTGTGCATAAGCATCAGCAAGATCTTTTGCCATACCAAGAATAGCTGCTTTAGTACCAGTTGGTAGTGTAAATGTAACTTGTGCAGATGGCTCTTCAATAACGCCACCGTCTTTAACAACCACTTTAGTCATAGTATTACCTTCGAATTTATTACCAATAGTGAAGCTAGCTTTAGTTAGATCAGCTGCTGCTGAGAAACCTTGTGCTGCTGTTACAAAATCTTTAGTAAATTCTTTAAGGTTAAGACTTACATATGGTACATATGCATCTTGTTTATACTTATCAGTAAGAGCTTTAATATCCTCTTGAGATAGTGGAGCATCTTTAGCTGCGCTTACTTTAGCAGATAGCCATTTAAGTCTATTTACTTTAGTAGGGATAACAGCTACGATTTTCTCTTTGATCCAAGTATAAGCAGCAATGATTTGATCCCAAATCCATTTAGCACCCGCTTTAACTTTCTCTTTCATTTCTTCCCAACCCTCTAGGTTAACTTTATAAGCCTCTAGTGTGTTAGTGCGAATATCTTCTCTAGATAGTGTTACTGTTTCGACTTTATCGAGTTTGTAACCGGTACGTTTAATTAGGTTTTGTAGAGCTTCTTGTGCAGCTACAACTTCCTCAGCTGGAATCTCGCCATTATCATCAGCTACGCTATCTACTTCGATACCGTCTTTTTCAGCTTCTTCGATAATCTCTTTAGCTTCTTCAACTTTACCTTCAGCTTCTGCTATAGTAGCTTTAGCTTCTGCGATTTGCTCGTCAACTTCAGCCTCTACTTCGTCAGACTCATCAAGAGCTTCATGTGCTTCTTCAGCATCGTCAATAGCTTCTACAAGCTCTGCTTCTGCTTCTTCAGCTTCTAGTTGATCGATAATGTCAGGTGTAGTAACTTCAGAATCGATAAAAGCCTCTTCAGACTCAAGATTCAACTTTTGAATAACTTTTTTAAGACTCATTGTCTTCTCCTTAAGGAATAAATTTTAATAATTACGGTTATAATCTATACGTACGCTATAGACCGTAATTTCACATATAGATCTATGTTGTTATAACAACATAGATCTATATGCTCTCTCGCAGTTATAGTTATGGTATATTGCAATGCATAGATAAAATATTAAGATAGATAGGAGTATTACCTCCTATCTATCTTAAGTAATATATCGTTTATAGCATCGTGTACACGTTTCATAAGTAACTCGTATTTAGTTCTGCTATTATTAGGTATACAAGTTATTTTAGGTGTTTTAGTTATTAGTTTACCGTACATATCAAATGTACGCTCTAAACACTCTTTATCTTCAAATACTTCTGCTTTACCATCTCTAGCAGATCTTCTCTTACTAGCTACATTTGGAGTGCTATCTATAAATATAGTAAATAGTTTACCATAATCGGTAAACTTATTAAGTTCTTTATAGTCAGCTTTTATATTACCAGCTATATCTGTTAAAGTACCACCCATACCATAGTTATAAGCGTAAGTACTCATAACCCATCTATCTAGTAATACTATATCTCTATTATCTATCTGTAGATTTTCTAATATAGGCATTAGTAAATACATAAGATCTATATAGCGATCTGATAGTCTATTAGTAAGATATACTAAACGCTCTACATAGTATGCTTTTAGGGTATCTTCATCTCTATATTGTAATTGTCCCTCTGGGAATACACCACTAACTAAATATCCTTTAGTTTTAGTAAGCTTATTTACATCACTTCTAA